CCTGGAGGTATGCGCCCCGGAGGTACGCGCCCTGGAGGTATGCGTCCTGGAGGTATGCGCCCTGGAGGTATGCGCCCCGGAGGTCCGCGCCCTGGAGGCATGCGTCCTGGAGGCATGCGCTCCGGAGGTCCGCGCCCCGGAGGTTCGCGCCCCGGAGGTACGCGTCCCGGAGGTCCGCGCCCCGGAGGTACGCGCCCCGGAAGTACGCGTCCTGGAGGTCCGCGCCCTGGAGGTTCGCGCCCGCCCTTACAGCCTCAGTTAAAGCACTCAAGACTTCCGTTGCCGTCGCGCTCGTGTAGAGTACGGCTTTTGTGTGGCGATGTAGAATTTCAAAACTCATTTGCTCTCTTGTCCTTCCCTTTGTTGTTTGCTCGTCAGACGTTTTGGGTTGTGCTGCCAGCAAACCCACCTGACATTACCGTCCGGCTCAGTCAGTCGGACGGTCGCGTGGTTCTGAGCATGACTTAACTCCCGTATGCAAGGTAATGGGCAGGTTTTCGCCCGTCTGTTACGTTTCGGATGCAAGCGTCTAACTCGGTGCGATTGGCCTTGATAAACTCTTGCTTGGTCTGACGACTGGACCGAAACCAGTTATACAGACCTTCGTCGTTATCGATCCACTGAGACCGATCCGTGTCGTTAAGTGTGTCGCGCATTGGTTGTAATCCCCTTCGCCGGCATGCCGATCATGTAACCGGCATACCTACGCTGTGGACTAGCCAATCTGTTGATGCAGGCTTCCGTGCTTGTCATGCCAATCTTCAACCCGGTCGAAATGTGCGTTTACCGCTGCAATGAACCGGTCGGGATCTTCTTTCCACTTGCGAGTGTCGCGAATCCAGTTTTCGAACGCATCGCGCCAATCGCCGATTACCTCGGCGTGCGTCTTCCCGTCCGCTCCGTCTTCGGCTGCGTCATAGCAACGTTCGGCCCGGTCGGATTTATTGATAAAGTCGCAGTCGCGGTCGGACGTGAGCGCTTCGACGCATTCGGAGCGGATGAACCAATCGACAAACCGCTTGATTCGTTTCTCGGATGATTTAGAGATCGGCATGTTGTGTTTTCTCCTTTGTTTTCAAGTGCGTGAGATAGGACGCGCGTGCTACGCGGTAACCGGCCTCTTGGTGTGCTGACGGATGGCCTTATCGACGGAAGCCTTCGTAACGGTGTACTTCGTCTCGAATCGTCCGGTTCGGTTGCCGCGATCGTCGCAGAACTCGGAATCGTAGATTTGACTGAGTTTGCCATCGATACACCGCCAGACCTTGGGCCACTCATCCGCGATCTCTTGAGGAGTCATACCAGCCTTGAGGCAACGAAGCGCGGAATCGCGGTTCAGGCCCGCGTTTGAGTGGAGCGGTTGATAGTGAAGCTTGGTTAACTGTTGTGCGGTCATTGGTTGATTCACTCCTTTACCAGCCTTACCGGCCGGCTGTGTCCCTTACCTGGTATGAATGATAAACTTTCACTAGTTAAACTTCAAGACCTAGACCGCACTTTGAACCTACCAGTACCCAAGCCACTTTTCCGGCCCAAATTACAGCTACTACACTAGTCTTGACTAAACTAGAGACATGCCAAGGCACGAAAGACCGGATTCTTGGAAGTGTAAGTGTGGAAAGTGGCGTTTACACACGACAGTGTCGTGTAAAGAGTGCGGGGAAACAAGACACAAGAAACGGACGATAGCCGGCTTGCGGTCGCTCAAAGCGTCGATGCAGGTCGCGCGCGCGTTGCGCAAACTACGTGACTAGACGCTACGGATCAAATACCCTAACGGGTATTTGATCCTCCGCTGCGCGGAGTCTCAACCGCAACCATCCAACTTGGAAGGATTGCTCCCCAAATGCTCAATGCTTCGATTGCTAACACACGTTAGCGTCACACTCACACGTAACACTATTACTAGCTCGCTACGGTGAGACGGCTACGCCGTCTCACCTTCGCTCGCTGCGCGATCGAGTGGAGCGTTTAAGCCCCCAAAGCCATTGTTGAAGGGGTTAGGGGAGGCCGACGGGGGCGCGCGCCGGACGTATGTACATGAAAATAAAACAAAAATAGTTTAAAGGTTAAAACCTAGAACGAATCATCCAACTTAGAACAGAACACACAATTGTCTGTATGTTGTTGGCTCCCCACACTTGACACAGTGTGGTACGCTCTAGACGAGCGAGCGCAGCTAGGCGAGGGCGCGGGCCGGACGAGGCCACGGCCAGAGCGAGGACAAATGGCCCGGAGGGCCATTTGTCCTATGCGACCCATACTGTTACAGGTATACGGGGGTTGAGGTTTGGAGCGGGAGCGGACCGGTTAGGACCGACCATTGATTTGACGCCGAAGGCGGCCAATCACGGGAGGGAGTCTACCGGTCCGCGCGGTGCCCGAAAACCGTCCTTTTTTCAGGCGTTTAGAGGCTGTTTTGTAACGACTTTTGTAACAACTTTTCGCCTGGTTTTCACCCCACACTGACCCTGGTTTTGGCCTTCCCCGCACCCCGGCCTCCACCCCCGGCTGGTTTGCCCCGCACCACCTCCACCCCGGCCTGTTGACCATGCGCTAAACTGTTCGCATGACCTCTCGACTGCTTGTCCTTGCCGCTGCCCTTGCCGCCGCTTGTTCGCCCGCACTGGCCAATGCCCGCGCCTCGTCCTGGTGCGAAGTGGGCGCGAAAGTGGTGGTAACCGGTGGCGTTAACGCCTCCAGCCCCAAAGTCCAAGCCTCCTACCCCACGTGCTCCGTGACCGTGTACCTCGCTGGCACCGTGACCAAAGCGACTCTTTACTCTGACAACCTCGCCTCCCCGACCTCGCTCGCCAACCCTTTCAACGCCTCTAACCTTGGCTACTGGTTCTTCTACGCCGCCAATGGCCGCTACGACGTACAAATCAGCGGTGGTGGCCTAGCCACACCGTTCACTTTTGGTGACATTACCCTGCTCGACGGCTACTCCGTGACTGACTACGGCGTGGTCTGCGACGGCAACCCATCGACCACGGCGGGTACCGACAACACGACCACGTTCCAGAACGCAATCAACAACCTGCAAGTAGGCCAAACCCTGGCAATCCCCGGCGGCTACTGTAACGTCAAAGGCCAACTCTCGTTCAACGGTCTGACCGGCATAACCGTCAAAGGCTCTGACTCCTTGAACAGCGTGATCCAGTACGTAGGCACGTCCAACACGACCAAGTCCGTCTTCAGCCTGCTTGGAGCTAAGTACGTCACAGTCAAGGACCTCCACATCTCTACCGAACAAGTGTCCGCGACCCCGCCCAAGACAATCGTGACCCTGGGTCGCATTTCGAGCGCTGCCTACGGCAACCATTTGTTTAAACGAGTGTCAATCACTGGCTACGCGACCGCCGCCGCTGTTTACTCCATTGCCTCCGAAGAGTGCTCCTGGGAAGACGTGTACGTGAACCTCAACGGCGGCGGTGCCCGCTTTGCCGTCTACACCAGCCAAGCCGACGACTTGAGCGTCGGTACCTACACCAGTGCATCCAACCTATCCCAGTGGTGGCGCGCGCTCCACTTGCTGAGCCTCAACGGAGCGGCCAACTCCGCCGGCTTCTACATTGACGCCAAGGGTGGCTCGGGTGACATTTGGATCACCGACTCCTACCTCGGACTAACGTCCGGCGAAGGCACCGGGATCTCAGTCACCAACCACACCGCTTCAAACGGCCTCGGCCCGTTCGGCTTCCGGTCTATCCGCATGGAAGGCGCAAACTACGGCTTTTTCATGGACGGTGACAACACTACCGCCAACCTGCGCGGCTTGGTGATCGAAAACTGCACGGTGGACAACCCAGGCGTGTCGTTTATGGATACGACCACCAGTGGCAACCTTATTAGTGCACGCATCGTGAACAACCGGTCCTCGACCGAACCTGTAATGCACTTCTTCGGCAACGTCACCGGGTCCTACCTGAACGACGCCACGATTTCGTACGTGTTTGAGTCCGGCTCTACCGTGCTCGATACCACGGTCATCAATAACTCTTCCGTGGTCAGCCCAGTCTTCTCCGGCACTACCACCAATGTGATCTACTTGTCTCCCGGCAACGCGAGCTTTATGCCCTCGCTGATTCTGGCCCCGAACACTGCCTCTACCGGCAATGTGCTCGAAGTCGGCGGCAACGCCCGAATCTACGACACAACCGGCACCAGCACCCTGACCGTACAAATCGGCGGTTCTCAGTCCGGTAAAGCTTTCCAGATCATGCGTAACGACGGGACGACGTTTGTTGACGTTTTTGACGGGGATAACAATGGTAACTTTCACATGCTGGGGACCGCGCCGAACTTTCTGCTTCAGCCCGGCAATGGCTCCACGGGAGCCAAAGTTACCGCCGACTCCAACTACGCCTACTATGAAGGCTTGGGCCTCCCTGTCAGAATTCTCACTAATGTCGGCGGCTCCGGTGGTGTCTTTGAGTTCATGGACAACGGCCATATGTTGATTAACGTAGCTCCCGTTGGGGACGTGAGCGGGGTGTTTCTGAATGTCGGTGGGGACATAATTGTGACTGGTCTCGCTACTGGGAGCGTGCACAAAGCCTGCGTCAGCGCAGTCGGTAAACTGGTCAGCGGAGGGTGCTAGTGAGAAAACCACTCTTAACCTTATTAGTGCTGGCGCTGCCCGCGCTCGCGGTGGACCCTAATCTCGCCGAGTACCGTCGCGTGGCCCGGCAAAACCGTGAGTACCAGAAGCTCAAGGCCAAGACTGACGAGTACTTGTATCGCTGGCAGCTTGAGTGTCAGGCAGTCGGGAAGCGCCTGGGCCGGGACCAGGAAGGCAAAATGTCCTGTGTGGCTCCGCCACCGGCCCCAGCAAGCACTCCCGCGTACGCTCCCGCGACCGACCCTGCAAAGCCGACTCCAACCGCTCCTAACGGCGACCCGCGCCTGCACCCCAACGGTCTACACCCAGACCCGCCAAAACAACAGTAGCCAGGTCAGGGCCAAATCGTAACAATTGCGTCGTTGAGTGTGCATGTGTCTGTGTTCGCTCCGTTTTGCATTTCGAAGTTAACAAACAATGTGGTTGTGTGAGTATTGAGGGAAGTCGTACCCTGGTTTTGGTTCATCGTGCTCGCCGTTCCGTTCCAAAACGCACCGTAGCTTTGAGAACTTACCGAGTTCCGGTTGGACAGTGTCGCAAATGCCTCGACAGCTCGGGTCGGAGTTAGAGCAGTCGTAATCACCATTCCGGTTCCAGTGTTTGTCGAGGCGCTGTTGGACCAGTGAATAAAAGCGGTGCAGGTAACCCCAGCCGATACCAGGAAATGCCCCTCGGCTTTAAGAGTGGAGTTGGCCGTGAGTGTGTCGATTGGAACGGTACACCCAAAGAGCAAGTCCACGGTAGTGTCAGCTCCGGTCGAGACAGCGGTCGTCTGTCTGCACAGTATGTACCCCGACGCGAGGTTGGTCACCGCGCCGATTGCCGTCGTGGCCGCCGTGCCTCCCTGGTTGACCGGCAGCGCGGAAGCCAAGTGCGTTGCTGTAACCTGGTTGCTGGTGTTGATGTCCGTCCCGGTCTTTGCAATCGAAGTGTCTACGTAGGAGCTTGTGAGCGTGGTGCAGGTAGGCACGCCCGCTGTCGATATTGCTGTTACGGCTTGGTTGGTGCAAGTCCCCCCAGTAATTGCGGAGCCACTCGTTGCGAGCGCTGTCCACACCAGCGTACCCGACGGACAAACGTACGGCACACCGGTCGCGAGGTTGAAATACGCAATGGTTGGCACGAGGCAAGCTCCCCCGGCCCCACCAGGCGGCAACCCCGGCAACCACAACTCCACCCCGCGAATTTCCTGAGCTGGCACAGCCGGAGCCAGCCACAGCAGTGCCGCGAACAACAACACAAGTCTTCGAAAGTTCATGCTGCTATCGTACCTTACAAGACACATAGCAAACCGCCGCGAGTGCCAGCGCGGCCACAACCACCTGCACCAACAGCCTCAAGTAACCCTTGTGCATACCCGCAATTATAGGTTAAACTTCCTGTGTACTGCAATGTCCGTCAAACGTCCCAAGCTCATGATCGAGCGCCAATCCGGCAAGCCCCACACCACCACCGAACGTGGCCTTGTCCCCACGTCAACCTACGCAAAGCTCGACTTTGAGTACAACGCTTACCTGGACTCGCTCGAACTTCGCCAGTCCACACCGCGCGGCGAAGCAGCCAGACACGCGCTCGCGCTCTCGGGCGACCACAGGTTCAACCGGGTGCTCGAAGACCTGGGCAAACCCTCGTCTGACAAGATGTGCCTGGCCGCAATCGCAAAGATCAACAACATCACGCTCAAACAGTTCAAGCAGTTCTGGAGTGAAGCCCAGACCGCGCGCACGCTGGTGCAAGCTCAAGAGGATGGTTTCGAAGTCATGCGCCGGCAGGGCCAGCAAGCGGTCGGCCAGTGGACCAACTGCGAACGCTGTGACGGCCTGGGCGAAATCCCTGTCCCCGACGATCTTGTGACAATGGCTGCTAACCGCAAAGACCTGGGCATTCGTGAGTCCAAGAACAAAAAGGGCGAAGTCCGGCACGTGCGTCGCTGCCCGATTTGTGAGGGTGCTGGTCGAACACAGAAAGCGCCCGACCCGGCAGCCGTCAGTAAGGTGCTCGAAGCCGCACAGGTAGTGGGCAAGAAGTCCGGCGGCGGGGTCAGTGTGAACATGAACTTTAGCGGCATGGACGCTCCGAGCGTGTTCGACAAGCTGCACAAGGTGAACTTTGCGGTTGACTTGGACACAACACAAGCTATCGAAGCGCCGGACGAGCCAGCGGAGCCTGAAGGTGCGTAAATGGCTCCAAGTTCTCCGACCCTTCCGTACAATCGCTCAAGAACTCACCAAACTGCGCCAACTCTACGAAGCCGACCTTGCGTCCCGCACTCCACCGGTCTACCTTGTGACCGAGTCGCCAAACGTTCGCAACACCGAAGTCAGCTACCAGGGAGTGACCGAGGACCGCCCGCTCTGGAAGCGCTTGTGGAGCCCCGGCGATCCTGACGAACAAGAGGAAGAGTAACTGTAGTGTTAAACACCATAGTAGGAATGTTCTTGTTGCTTCAGCCCGCCGCGCCGGCGACCGGTCCTTCATTGCTTAACACGTGTGTGAAGTTCACCGAAACCGGCCCCGTGCCAGTGGACTGCCCAGGACCAACACGAATCCCGGTCAGCACGGTAAGCAAACAAGTCCTGATGCTGATGTGCACTGAAATCCCGCAGCCGGTCCTCCCGCGTCAGCATCGTTCCTGGAAACGCCTGGGCCACCGTGCGCCTGAGCCCAAGCGCCAAGTCTGCTTGATTACGTCCGGGACCGAGAAGTAGTCTTGTGGTGTGGACGACCTGGAAGAGCATCTGCCGAAAGTCGCAATGATGGACTGGTCAAACTGCCGCCACGAACACGGCTTCTGGGAGTGTGGAGGCAATCGGGGAAGGTGCAGAATGTGCCTGTGGCTGCTCGCGACGGGGGGAGTGCGCAAGAACACCTCTTTGCTGGACCGGGCTCGACGGATCTACCTTGGAATGAACCGTGGCTTGTCAGTGGGACAGATCGCTCGCGAGAATCAGTGGTCCAAAGCAACCGTCTTTAGAGACATGAAAGCAATCCAGACTGCCCTGTGTACAGCGACATCATCGTAGACAAACGCCTCTTCGCCGCCCGCAAGGCCGGTCTCAAGTACAAGCGCGAGGACCGCTCCCGCTCCATTGAAATAGCCCACGAACTCGAAGCCCTGCGCTACGACCGCCGGGGCCACCTCATTCCAGACGGTAACACCTCCCGGCCTTTCGACCCCCGCGAACAAGCCTTCGTGGACTCGGAGCGCCTCTTGTGCAAAAACGACTTCAAGTACTGGTACGAACGCTACGCCAACGTGGAGCTGGACCCTGGCGTGTGCGACAACTCAGGCATTGGTCCCCCGGTCATGGCTGAGTCGCAGCACCGCTACGTGGACCTGTTCGGCCGCCGCGAGGAGCAGTGTCACGAAGAACTGGCCAAGCACAAGTTCACAGAAGGCATACTCGTGTATGTGCACAAGTGCCGCCAAGTCATGGCGACCGCGCTGGTGCGCGGTGTCACGCAACACCGCATGCTGTTCTGGCCCGGCACTCGCGCCTTCGCCGCCTCGCTCGATGCCGACCGTGTCGGCGAACTCTTCAAACGCGACCACCTGATTCTGGACAATCTTCCGTTTTGGATGAGTCCGAAAATCTACCCTGACGTGAAGGACTCCGAGATTGGGTTTGCACCGCCAATCAGTTCCCGCATTTCCTACCAGGCTGAGAACCAAACCGCTGGCATCGGCGTCGGGTCGCAGGTTGACGTGTCGCACCTGACCGAAGTCGCGCTCTGGCAGTACCCCGGTCGAATCCGCTACTCATTCGTCCCCGCAATGCCCAAAGCCATCACAACCTTGCACGTCCAAGAGTCCACCGCCGACGGCAAGGGCAACTACTGGCACGAAGTCACCGAGGCCGCCCGGCACAAGCGCCGGGGCTACGAGTCATGGATTTACGCGTTTATACCTTGGTACTACAACAAGCTTAAGTACAGGGCGAACCCTTCTCCGAACTGGGTCCCTGAAGAACACACTCTCCGTCACGCCGTTCTAATTGAGCGCACGAGTCCTGAGTTCCTCGACGGTCGCACGTACCACCTGACGCGCGAACAATTGTTCTGGTGGGAGTCGGCCCGCGCCCTGCACGCGCAAAATGGCGAGCTGGCCACGTTTCTGACCAATTACCCGGCCACGCCCGAGCAGTCGTTCCAGTCTCCAAGCGCAGGCGCTTTGCCGGTCGAGCTCATCGAACGCATGGAGCAACGAACCAAGTTCCCCGACGCGGTGTTTGAGCCTGAGATACTAACAGCAGCCTAGGTCCAAGGCGAGTACCACATGAACAGTTACAAAAACATTCGGGTTAATGGCAAGCCAGTGGGCGAGCACCGTCTTATCATGGAAAAACATCTGGGACGGAAATTAGATACGAAGGAACACGTTCATCACAAGAATCACAACAAAAGAGACAACCGGTTAGAGAATCTGGAGGTCTTGTCAGCATCGGAGCACCAGCGGCTTCACAGAACCAGGCATCCAGCAACAAAAAACTGTTTTATATGTGGTATAGAATTTGCCCCGCCAAAATCCAAGCGGGGGCGGGCTAAGACCTGCGGTTCTGCAAAGTGTATAAGAAAGATCAAGGAACTTCATTCATACAACAAACGTCTTAGTGACTCCGATCTTGCCGAGATAAGACAGCGTCGATCACGAGGGGACACCGCTCCAGAAATAGCACGGGATTTTGGTGTAGCAATTAGAACTGTCTATGCAGTTCAGTATCGAGAAGCCCAATATGGAAGGCGCGGATGATTCTAGACAGTTATCATGTTGCAGGGTCAAATCTCTTGCGCACCATCGAGTCCGACGAGAGCGTGCTCCAAGACCCGCGCGGTTTCGTTCACGTCTGGCGCGAGCCCCGGCCCCACGCCAAGTATGTAATGTCGTGTGATCCGACAGTCGGAATTACAAATTGGACTCGGTCCAGCCGCACCGAAGGCGACCACAAGACCGACAACGCCGCCATTGAAATCTTCGAAGTAGACGCTTTCAAAGTCCTCCGTTACAACAAAGACGGAAGCCCCAAGCTGAGCGAGCAGACGAACCAGCAGGAGTTCTACTACCAGGACGTTCAGTGTGCCGAGTACTTCGCTCCAATCGACGCAGTCGAAGCGGCCCGCGTAGCCAACGTCCTTGGCCGTATCTACGCCGGCGACGAAGACGACCAGTGTGAGTTTATTTTTGAGTCCTACCCAGGCCCCGGCATGTTAACCCTACAAGAACTCCTGCGCCTGGGCTACGGGAACCTGTGGCAGTGGGAGAAGATTGCGGACAACGTCGCTCAGCAAACCCAGCACATTGGCTGGTACTCGGGCCGCGAAACGCAGAAGATTCTTTGGTACCGCTCGCGCCGGCATCTCATGGAAGACCGAGCGCTGATTTACTCGCCTTGGCTGCTGGCCGAGTACGCAAACGCTGTGCTGGACGTGGAGAAGATGCGGGCTCGGGCAGCTTACGGGATGCATGACGACCTGCTGCAAACAGCCAACATGTTATTTTGGGCAGCTCACAAGTGGACGTATGACCCCGAGCGTACCAACGAGCCAGTGACCGAACGTGCAATCCTCGACCACCAGCAGTACGCGCCAGTCCTTGGCGAGTACCGTAGCGTGCGTGACGCCTGGGCGGATGCGGTAGACTCCTGGTAGACGGCTTTGGCATGGAATGAGCCAATGTCCGATCTTTCAAGGAGACTAAAATGGTACGTTGCAAATTCCGAGTAAGCAGTTACGAGACGTTTTTGGATCGGGGCGAGGAGCTTCGCCGGATCAAGCTTCAAGTGGTGGTGGACGGCAGCGACGAGAACAAGCAGTTCTTCCGCTGGACGCCGTCAGGCACGATTGAGATTGGTACACTTAATCACAAAGCGTGGGAGCAGTTCCCGCTGGGGGCTGAGATGTATGTGGACTTTACTCCGGTAGAAGTTCCCAAAACTGAGACGAAGACCTAGAAACCTGAGACGAAAGAGGCGGATTGCGAGATGATCCGCCTCTTGAGGTAAACTAGCCTACATGCCAGCCGTTCAAGACCGCCCAATCCACACCAAGCCCAAACCCGCCACCGCCCGGCCCACCAACTGCGTGATCGACCTCGACCAGCCGGACGGCAGCGCAATCGCTTACGTTAGAATTGATCCAGTCGTGCTGACACGCTTGCAAAAGCGTGCGTACAAGCAGGACCTGGCTCTGTACTGTTGGGAAAACATCTTTCGTAAGGCGCTTGAAACCGCCGTGTTCTAGAATGTCTGGGTGTTCAAAGTCATTGCCGGGAGGCAGCGCACTATCGTGTTAGTCCTTTGGGTTTGTACCTGCAAGCACATCAACCGTGGTCCGTCTCACGAAGTCTGCGGCAACTGCGGCACGCCGCGCCGCGAGCGCCACGCCCTCCCGCACGCCTCCAGCCGAGCAGTCGTCTACCGCAACCCCCGCACGGGCGAGCTCCGCTTCCCTGCCCGTGCCGACCAGCCAGTCCCCGCAGTCTACGCTCGTCAAGGCTACGAACGTGAGGAAATCACCAACATGCTTCAGTTTGAGAAGTCGAGCGGGCGTGTACACGAAGCTTCGAGTTACGGTAACAACGGTGGGGCTGAGCGTGACGTATGTGCCCCAGCGCTCGATGCCCCGCAGCCCAAGGGACTGGACCAGCCAGCATAGTAGTTTCCGCGCGTTCTAGCGTACAATCGGGCTAATGCCCAACGACTTCTACGGACTCCCCGACGCCCGCGTCGAAGCTGACGAGGTCAAGCCTGGCACCCGCGACTACCAAACGTTAGAGTGGTGTGAGTCGCGCTTGCAGGAAGGCCGCAGGTTCGTCGAGGCCGCCGTGGGCTTTGACAAGATCGACAACGCTCTCAACTCCATCTTCTCGTACGAACGCGAGTCCGGGGCTTCGTACGTCCCGACCCCGAAACCCCTGTCCCGCACCCGTGCCAACCTCTGCGCCAAAACAGCCGAGGACTTAACCGCTGACCTGACCGACACCCGCATCTTCTGGAACTACGCGACCCGCAACCCGAAGTACGAGTCCCAGGCCAGAATCTGCAACAAGGAAGCGGAAGACTGGTACACCTCCCGCAACATCGACCTGCGCCTCGCTGACCTTGTGCGCTACTACACAATCGCAGGCACCGGTTGGGGCCACCTCTACTACAACCGTCGCCTCGAAGACATGATGCTCGAAGCACTCGACCCGCGCAATGTCTTCCCGATCGAACCCATTTCCTACCACTCGATCCAAGACGCGCTCGGGGTAATTCTGCGTCAGCCGCGCACCCCGCATTGGGTTCAGGCCGAATACGGCAAGGACGTAAAGCCAGACATTGGCAGTGCTGGCATGTTTGGCTGGTTCACCCGCACCTTCGGCGGCACGTCCAAGAACAAGCACTCCGGGCCGCTCAGCAAGTCGCGCGGCGACGACCAACCAATCCCCGCGACTCCCACCGTGTTCGTCAACACGATGTACTTGAACGACACACGCACGAACGAGTCGAACAAAACCCAGTACATGGGTCCGTGGAAGGACGGTGAGCCCACCGCTCCCTGGTCGTACCAAGTCCCGCCCGGCGCGCCGCTCTACCCGTTCAAACGACTGATTGTCTGGGGTGGCAACTGCCTGCTCTACGACGACACGAGTCCGTACTGGCACGCACAGTTCCCACTGCTGAAGCTGACTCTCAACCCGTGGCCGATGTCCTGGCTCGGCAAGGCCCCGCTGTGGGACGTGATGCCCCTGAACGAAAGCTTGAACAGCTTGTTGCGTGTGATTGATGACCACGCGGCGAAGCTGGCCCAGCCTGGCGTCGTGGCTGACCGCAACGTCTCGCGCGCCGAACTCAACAAGTTCAACTCCCGCACCCCTGGCTACCAGATCCGTACCAACATGGCGGCCGGCAAGGGCATCCAAATCCAAGTCGAACCGCCTCTTCAGCAGTCCCTCTGGCAGCACGTCAACTGGATCGAGACAATGATTCAGAAGCTGTCCGGCACCGCCGACATGACCCAGGTCAGCCAACTCGGCCAGCTCCCCTCCGACGACACTCTCGACACTCTCATGAAAATGATGACGCCGGGGAACCGCCTCCGGTCCCGAATCCTTGAAGGATTCATGAAAGACTTCGCCGAGCAATACCTCTACTGCATTGCCGAGTTCGACACGATCTCCAAGCGAGTTGCTAAGTTTGGCCCACAAGCCGTCACTCCCGAGGACTTCGACTACGACCCCGGAACCTTCATTCCTGACGACGTGCCGGACGGCACCCCCGGCGACATCGGCGCGACCGAAGACGCGCTCGCCGCCGACAATCCGCGCCCGCAGTATATGCGTGCCCGGCAAATGTTCGACTCGTTCACGTTTACGTTCAAGCCCGGCAGCCTGCTCAACAGTGCCGCCATGCAAGAACGCATGGAAGATCTGATGCTGAGCAAGATGGGTTACCTGTCGGTGTTCACTCTGATGGAGAATTTGGGCAAGATGAACTTCGCGCCGCCAAGTCTGCAAGTGCCCAACGATGAACTCAGTCGGCTCCAGCTCCAGGCCCAGCTTGGCATTGGCATGATTGCGAACGCTCAAGGCCGCAAAGCCACTGACGAAGCGCCTCCCAAGCTCTCAAACGATGGGGCCGGGGACGTGACTCTGAAGACCTCCTGAGCGTGTGGTTTAAAGGTTAAACTTTTCAATAACTTGACAGCCCTGTCCCTACTCGCGTATTCTTCCAATCAATGGCATGGGACGACAACGATACCGGTAGCACCAGTACTTCCCTGGCACCCAAGCTCTCCAAGCCCAAGCTGGCCAGCGCCGGTGCAGTAAGTTCGTTCGCACGCAAGAAAGCCGGGTCTCCCGGTAAGCTAGGTTCCAAAGCATCCAAGTTGGAACAGTCCCTGTCGAAGCTACGAGCCAAAGGAGCAACCACGTGAAACACGAAGGACACGGTGAGCACAAGGCCAAGCACGGCGGCATGGGTGCGAAACACGGTGGCATGGGCTCCAAGGGCCAGCCGGGCTTCGGCAAGAAAGAAAAAGGCTTCGGCGCGAAAGTCGGCAAGCACCACAAGAAATTTGGCAAGGAAATGTCTCCCGCGCACGACGCGATGACTCACTGACGCAATGGACCCTGTTACACCATCCACCGCTTCCGCTTCCCAGCTTCCACCGCTGCCGGACTTCTCGGCGAACGGGGGCGGGTCTGGACCTTCCACGCCCCCGTCTTTCCTCGCTTCCATCATGAGCGGAATCGCTCCAGTCAAGAACGCAGTAGACAGCATCAACGCGGCATGCAAGCAGATTGTCCAGTCCGGTAGTGTGCCGGGAGCTGAGCAGGTATGCGGTCAGATCGTGGCTCTGGCCCAGTCTTTGTTGCCCATGGCGGCTCAACAAGCTCTTCAACCAACCGGTCCCGCGCCCGGCCCTACTCCGGGCGGGGGCTTGGGTGGTCCGGGTGGCCCCGGCGGCGGCCTCGCTCCAGTCGGAGGACCTAACCAGTGACGTACAAAGAAGTTTACCAGTACTTGACAGAAACAGCGGGTCTCAGTTCTGATGATGCCAAGCGGTTGATGTCGGACGATGCTGCTGCCAACAAACAGACCGCTCTGGTCCGCAAGGCCGAGTACGACCAGCTCGAAAGCCGTGCCGCCGACCTTGAAATGTCCCTCAACGGCACCAAGGACAAGCCGGGTGCGAGCCAGTACCAGAAGTGGTACCAGGACAACTACGCTGCCGTGCAGAAACTCCAGGCTGACGTCGAAGCCTACAAGGCGCAGTACGGTGACTTGTCCGCGCCGAAGCCCGGCACACCCCAGGCTGCGGGCGGGGGCGGTCTGACCAAGGACGAAGTCGCGCGCCTGGTCAACGAACAAATCCAGACCAACTACGCCCCGCGCTGGACCCAGCTTCTCAAAGGCTCTGGCCAGCTCATCGAGCGCCACATGCGTGCCGGCTATAAACAAGACATCGACTGGGACAAAGTCAGCGAGTTGGCTGCAACCCGCAACGGCGACCTCGCCGGGGCCTACGACGAGTGGATCGCCCCCGAGGCCAAGAAGCTCAAGGAGCAGGCTGACGAGAAGGAAGTCGAGAAGCGTGTCCAGGCTCGCCTTGAAGCCGAGCGCAAGAAGTCCGCTTCGACGTTCTTCCCTGCCGGTGCTGACTCAGGTAGCGGCTCGGGCGAGGCCCAGGGGCTACGTCGTCGGGAGCCTGTAACCGCCGACAAGAAGCCGGTCTACAACCGCGAAAGCGTGGTTGCAGCAGCCATGACTGGCAAGTACGAAGGTTTTGGAGATAGTAGCAAGGCCAATTAACTGGACTAAGTCCTTTGGAATGAGGTATTTACGTGCCTGACACTCTCAGTCAAATCGAAGTAACGACTCGACGCTACATCGACGAGCAGCCCAAGCTCCGCGACCTGGTCTTCAACAAAGACCCGCTCATGTCCATGCTCGACGAGCAATGCCTGGACGAAGTCGAGGGCGGTTCCACCTGGAACGACAACATCGAGTACGATGTGCAGGATGGCGGTTCGTACTCCAAGGGCCAGGACCTGCCCGCCGACCAGCGGCAAATCGAGCAGCAGCTCCGCTTTGACCCCAAGTACCAGACCGTGATGATTCCGTTCTACAAGGAAGACATCAAGGTCTTGAACAACGGGCCGCTGGCGGTCGTCAAGCTGGTCGAGGAGCGGGTGGATTCGGCGTATATGCAGCTCGGCGCGCAGACCGCGCTCCAGCTCTACCTCCAGGGTCAGACCGGCAACTACGTCAAGCTCATCAACGGCTTGATGGAGGCGCTGTCGGATGGCACCACCTCGGGCCTGGACGGCAACGCCTATGCGGTTTACGGCACGCTGACCCGCGCCAACTACGGTGGTCGTATGCTCGCTCCGGCTCCGACCAATTTCGGGGGCGGCTCAATCACTCTCCCTCTTCTTGAAAACATGTACCAGTCAGTCAACTTCGGCTCAGGCGAGTACGAGCCCAACGTCATCATGACCACGGTCAAGGGCTTTGGGTACATCCGGTCCAACTACCAGACCCAGCAACGGTTCCAGAATGTCTCTGTCGCCAAGGGCGGCTTCCGGGGCCTGGAATACGACGGTGCGGTAATCATGGCATCCCGGTATGTGCCAGGGTCGTACCTGTCGGCCTCGTCCGGCACCAACGACCGGGTGGCTGTCCGGTACTTCAGCTACACCACCGGAGGCGCGGTCACCGCCTACCCGACCCTGTCCGGCAACTCGACGGGTGAAAGCATCTGGATCATGAATGTGCGCAAGCCCATGATCAAGTACCGGATTTCCAAGCAGGCTCCGTTCAACGGCAGCTTGGACGACGACGGGTTTATCCCGAGCGCCGGGAACACCAAGATTGTGGGCAAGGTGCTTTTGGCACACAACCTGACAGTGTTGCCGGGGTACCACACATACGGGATGAACTTCCAAAGTTGATTAGAATCAGTAATTTCCCGACCCAGGAGAGACAAAGTTCATGGCTCAAGTCTACCCAAGAATTTCCACACCGTACATGCCCAACGGCGTGCCCACGGCAACAAACGCGAAGTCACCCTACTACGCTCCGGGAGAACTCGGCTGTGCCTTCAATGACCAGAACACCGGCTCCGCGTATCTTCGCGTGCAACTCGACTCTGGCGCGACTGCCTCAACTCCTGTTGGTGCTGTTGCTGCCGGCCAGCTCGCATTCTGGAAGAACCAGGCAACTGCCACAGTCACGAACGACAAGCGCATGTGCGACGTTGGCCCATCCGGCGCAATCAATCGCGTAGCCGGAATTTTCACTGTCGCTGTATCCACCGCGCCCGGCACCAATGATTCAACCGGTCAGCCCGTGCTCTATATGTGCGACTTGCTGATTCAAGGCCAGATCAATGTAGCGGCCAACTCCGCCCTGATCGGCGCGGTCGCAACTGCTGACACGACTGCGAACACCTCGCGTGTGGTCTACACCACAGGTGTCAATACCGCGCCTGTGTCCCAACCTGTTGGTGTTTTTGCCTCTTCGACAATCACCAGTTCCCAGGCCCCGGTAGACGTTCAGCTCGGGTTCATCCAGTAGTGCAGTAAGGGAGACATTTGAATGGCAGCCGTTACCGTCAACAACTCGCAGTATGGCAACCGGCACGTAATCGGCGACCTGATCGTTCGGTTCTTCAATATCACTGGGGCTTCCGGCTCGACGCTCGCCACAGGCCAGAACAACATCATGTTCATTGACATCCAGAAGGTGACCCAGGCCGGGAACCCGCTGGGGTCAACGTCATCGGCGTCACTGATTACAGGTATCACTTACACCAACGGTGCGAATGTGACGCTGACAATCAGCTCGTCCGCGCCCATGGTGAACGAACTGATTGCTGTGTGGAGTAAGTCGTAAAGGGGGTGATCCGTTGTCCGAGAAATGGATTCAAGGCGCGATTAAGAAGCCCGGAGCACTCCACCGCGAGCTGGGTATTTCCGAAGGGAAGAAAATCCCCGAGAAGACTCTGCGCCGCGCCGAGAAGGCCGGCGGCAAACTCGGTAAGCGCGCCCGCTTGGCTGAGACCCTCAAGAGTTTCCACCACGGAGGTAAGAAGTAACCGTGGCGAAGTCCGGCGCAATCGCGGTCAAGAAGGCTGACAGCAGCGTCAACCGCGAGCACGAAGTCTCAGGCCACCCACATCGGATCGAGTTCGAAGTTGCTCACGGCGGTCTGATCTCCAAGACCCACAAGAAGCACAAGGGCGGCGAGTACCACGAGCCCGAGTCTGCGATCCACTCCAGCATGAAGGAAGCTCAGACACACCTCTTGCACCTTGGTCATGCTTTCGACTTGAACGAGGACTCGTAAACCCGTGACATGGATGACTTCTTCACATTGTCGAACCGCTTGCTCAGCCGGGCTCCACAAGTCGGAATTGCACTTTCGCAACAATTAGTGAATGACAGCTGGAGAACGCTCCAGAGCCGTGGCATGTGGAGCTTCCGTCGCCGCCACGGTACCTTTGCCCCGCCGAACATGTACATTACTGGCACTGCATCCAGCAATGTCGCGACCGGCAACCCCAATCTGATAACAGGCTCCGGCACAACCTGGACACCGGCCATGGTCGGTCAGCAGATCCGTCTCGGTGGCCTGCTCTATCCGTACTACACGATTGTCGGCTATCTGTCACCGACGAGTTTGTTGATTGACCAGCCGTGGGCTGGCCCGGACGTGACCGGTGTCACTTACCAGGTCCTTCAAATCTACTACCCCGCTCCAGCCGACTTCGGTTATTGGTACGTGGTCTGGTCGGTCAAAGATGCCTTCCAGCTTTGGACGAACGTTACTGAGGAAGAACTGTCGATCCTCGACCCACAACGCACCAACCAGCAACAGACGTACGCCGTTTCTTTCTACGATTTCTCGCCGAATTTCGGCGGAACAATCGGCCCAGTGCTAGGTGTGACAAGTGCGACGGACCCGGCACCGATCTCGACGACGACAACTGGGTACTCTTACGTAGCGAATGCAACCTACATCATCCAAGTTGTAACTGGTGGGGTAAGTGGCACTGCTACTTTCCAGTGGATGCGGGCTGGTCAAAGCACTTTCACGGGGCCAGTGACGACTTCAGACCAAGCTCAGGATTTGATGGACGGTGTGCAGATTTACTGGCCGGACGTGGTCTCCTACGTCTCTAACGATCTGTTCGTGATTAACGCGACCTCACAAATGACCAGTGGTGTCCCGCGCTTCGAACTGTGGCCTTCGCCGACCAGCAACACGTACCTCTACCCGTACATCTACATCGCCAAGGAGTACGACCTGACTCCGCAGCAACCGCAGCTTCCGCCCTTTATTGCAAATCGTGGCGAGGTCCTTCTCGAAATGGCGCTTGCGAAGGCTGCGTCTTACCCAGGCCCGGACGCAGAGCACAAAAACCCCTACTTCAACCTCGCGCTCTACGGACAGCACATGGTCACCGCCGAGAAGATGCTGTGGGATTTAGAACGCAATGATCAGGAAGTCGGGATCTACAACGTCGATTACAAGAGCTTGCCGTTCGCTCCGTTCGAGACTGGAGAATGGATGCAAAAACATGCGCCGTACCTCAGGGGCGGGTAAGGAAGAGTCACGTGAAACTTTTTAGCACAGTCTCAAACCTGGACGTTGACGGATGGCTTCGTGGCCTGTTCTCAGCCGGCATCAGCGGTGGCGCTTCCGCCATCACAGGCGGCCTCGCGGTCACCACCATGGACCCGGAGCACTTCCAGGGAAGTAAGTTCTGGCTGCTAATTGGGATTTTGTTTGCGACCAACGCCGTGGTGAGCATGGCGAAGTTCTTGCAGGGGCAGCCGCTTCCGTCAGTGAAAGAGGTCACCACAACCACAGCAATTACCGCGCAAGGCTCCAAGCCTCCTGTGATCACCACGACTACTTCCGAAACACACGTGGAGCCAATCTCATCTTCTAAGCAGTGAGACTGTGGATGCCGCCAATCGACCCGCACGTCATTTTCGAAGCGATCTCCGCGTGTGTCACTGTCGCGTGGTTAGTCGTCAGCCTGTTCATTAAAAACTCGCTCGCGGACATCAAACTGACCCAGGAGAAGGTCAAGGCAGAGCTGCTCGCGAGCCAGGTTAACGTAAAAGAGCAGTTGGAGATGAAGTACGTTGAGAGCAAGGAAGAGCTCCAACGAAAGCACGTGGAGATTCTAGCGGCGCAAAACAGCATCAAGGAAGAGTTGTCCAGGAAGGATCACGAAAACTCACAGTCGATTGCGGTTCACACCGCCGAAGACAATTTGAGGTTTGCCACAATCGATAGGTCACAGTTGGATTTGAAAGATACGCTGGTGCGCATCGAAGCCAAGATCGACGCGAACGGACGGCACTGACCACGTGCTATTGTGAACTGAGAAAGGGGACTTCCCCGTGATTCCTCAAATCGTTCAGATTATTATCTGGATCATTATTTTTTGTGTGGTTGCTTACGGCATGTTGTGGGTTTGCCAAAGGTTTGGGCTTCCACAACCTGTCCTTTGGCTGTGCGGCGCGCTTCTGTTGATCGTTCTACTTCTGTTTGTCGCGAGCCAGTTTGCGGGGGCTGGGACCTCGCTGTTTACGCCACATGCGCTTCGATGATATGACACACTTGGAATGGCTCAAACTCAGGTTCGGCACTGGCCGGGCCGCCGACTCCTACCGTGAGACGCTTCGCTGCGCAATCGCTCTTCAGCCGCTCACGGTCCAGCAGCGGCTGATTCTGACAAATTTCCGTTGACTCGACGGAAGACCCGGCGCTGGGGTTTTCAGCGTTTGAGGGCCGCCCGCCCCCTCCGACGCGCGGCCCTTTGGACAGTACTAGCGCTTAGCCCTCTGGAGACTCACGAAACCATGCTACCCACACCCCCCGCTAATCCTTCAACTGTGTACAATCCGAATGTGCCACTTTCCCCAGCGGCAATTTACAAGCTCGCTATTCAGGCGGGCTTCCCGTCCGTGGTTGCGACTACCATGACGGCAATCGCGCTGCGCGAGTCAGCGGGCGTCCCGAGCGCTTACAATGGCGACTCAGCCACGGGTGACGATTCCTGGGGATTACTACAAATAAATCTTGCTGGTGCGTTGAAGGCTCCACGTATGAAACTGTTTGGTATTACTGACGAAAGCCAACTCCTGGATCCACTCACCAACATGCGTGCCGGGTACAAACTTTGGGCTGGGAACAACAAGAACCTCTCCCTGGCCTGGTACATCGACCATCCCGGCGTTTACCAAACTCGTTACGAGTCCCACCTCCCGGCGGCTCAGACCGCTGCCCTGGCCTCCATGTAGTACACTGACTGCAAGGAGACACCTTACATGCGCGAGTCCGAGCCCAAATCCGAACGACCGTCCAAGAGCGGGATCGCTGGCCCCGCTGGCTACAACGGCAAAGCCCCCAGCTCAATTGCTGCTCCCGTCAAGAAGTACCCTGGCTCCAGCAAACTCGCAAACTCAGGCGGCGGAGTCATCGAAGGCCCGGCGGACGACGCCTGCTACAACGGCAAGGAGTAGCCTGAGGACTGCCCCGTGCCTTACTCCCAAGTCTCGCTCGGGCAACTCCAAAACCAACTCTCGACGCTGCTCGACGACCCCAGCTCCCTGTACTGGCAGCCCAACGAACTCCAGTACGCGATCTGGGAAGGGTTGTATTACTGGGGAGCACTGACCAACTACTGGCGCTCCCGTGGCGCATTCAGCCTTACCCCGAACGTTTCCTACTACGACATTTCCGCGCAACTCCCCCTGCTACGCACCCGGACTTGGACTCTCAACGCAATGGTTAACGAGATCCAGTACCACTTGCTTGAAAGCGCGGGTGGGGTGAGTGGCGGCGGCATGACCGGCCAAGTCACAGTTCAAAACATACTCCTGGCAATTCAGCGGGCGCGCGACCGGTTTGTGATCGACGTGCACTTTCCGTTCTCCACGCACAAGATCACGTCGCCGCCGTCGCCCCAAGGCACGATTTCGTTCCCGCAGGCTTCAGTGTACGTTCACAGGGCTACGTGGCAGGACCAGTTCACGGGCCGGTGGAACAACCTCTGGCGGGAAGACGCCTGGAGCCTGGACAAAGCCAACTGGCAGTGGCCACTCACGCCGGACCTCCCAGCAACCTACTCAGAGTCTGAGCTTGCCCCTCTCACGCTTCAGCTTGTGCCCGCACCGCTCAACAGCGGAACGCTCGAAATAATCTCTGTGGACTCGTTGCAGGTAGATATCACCAACCCGGCAGCTACGTTCAACATTCCTGATGAGTGGATTCACGCTGTAAAGTACGCGGCGTTGTGGGACATCTACAGCAGCGAGAGCCAGGTTCGGGACGACTTCCGGGCCGAGTACGCCAAGCGACGGTACGAACAGTCGGTCACGATGGCTCAGACTGCACGTTCGGTGCAGCGACTCACGCTTGGCGGTGTGCCCTCGCCAATCGACTCGTTCCAGGCAATCGACGCGGCACTACCTTACTGGCGCAACCAGACCGGCTCTCCCGTGTTGGCTGGTGTCCTCTACGACGCTTTTGTTGTAGCCCCCGGACTCCCGGACCAAGCTTACGGCGTCTCTGTGGACGTGATTCAATCCGCGCCCATCCCAATCAGTCCGATCAACTTTATACCCTTGGGTGAGGAAGACATTCCAGCACTCGTGAACTACTGCGCAAACTACCTGTCACTCAAGTGCGGCGGCAACAACCTGAAAACGTCCTTTGCCCAGTACGACGCTTTTATGAAGCGTGCGGCGCTGCGTGGACGCATCAACGCCGCTAAGATTCGGTACCTTGAGCCGCTGTTCGGTCAGCCTCAGCGTGAAGAGGCTGCACGCCCGGACGTGATGGCCGAAGCTGCGGAGGGCGCGAATGCCTGAGATACAAAGGGCTCCGTGGCGCATGAACTGCACCGGGATTGACCTTGTCTCTACTATCGACCGGATGCCCCCCGGCGCGTACCCGTATATTTTCAATTGCCGTGTGGTGCAGGAGGGTCGTCTCGAAGCCCGACCTGGTTACTCAATCTTCTCTTGGGTAGCTGACATCCCCAACTCAATCCGTCGTCTCAACGACGCACTTCTGTCCCCTGCCTACGCTTACTTTGTTGGTGCTGGCAACGCCAACCTCTACGCGGGCCAGCCCGGCTTCATGCCCAAGGTAGACACTGGTTACTCAAACAACCCTTTGTCGTTCCTGACCTTCCGGCCTAACAACTCCCCGGATTCCTGGATGTACGTCTACGACATCCAACGTCAGAACAAGTTCAAGGCAGACGGCACACTCCGCAACATTGGTGTGGCCCCTGTGAGTCCCCCAACGGTTGAGTTCGGCGTCCCCGGCATAGCCGAAATCGACACAGCGTTCGCTGACTACGCCTCCTGGGTTGCGTCCGGCACTGGTGGCTCGATCACGCTCGGGGACCGCACACAAACCACTTCCACCTTCCCGACAGTCACGTCGATCTCCTATGATTCCGGCAACACTGGTTGGGCATGCATCAACGTCGCAGTCGGAGACTCAGGCAACTTCGACTACGCAGTCCCGTTCATGCAGGTCATTCTCAACCCTGGCATGTCGCAGGAAGTCGTCACCGTCCGGGAAATCCACAACCCGATTGCTTCGACGACGATTCTTGCAATCAACTACGACTCTGGCACGAGTGGCCCTTGCACGATTGCGTTCTCAGCCAACCCGGTAAACATTGCCCGGAACTCCCTGATCTACGTTAATTCGTCTGAAGTGGTCCGGGTTCTGTCGGTGACTCAGGCCCCGGACGGACTTACGTACTCGATCCGCGCTTCTACGTCAGGCACTCACGCGGCCGGCGAGTCGGTGTCTGGGCTGACCTGTTGGAGGGCCTACACCACGGTCAACCACGCGGCTACTGAAGTCATTCATATTCCATCCACCGCGCTCGGGGGACTCACGACGGCGGGGACTGGCGGCATGGGTCTCCAACTCTCGGTAGATGCCTCAAATACCGCGATTGGCTCCCGGCCAATCTCAGTCCTGGACAACTTTCACTTGTCGCTGTTCGTCACCAACCCAACCAATTTGGTTAACGTCCAGGTCATGATTGACATCGACCCGGCAACGACAGGCTTGGGGAATGCTTTCACAGGCAACTACTGGACTTGGACAATCCTACCAAGCCAGCTTCAGGACTCGATGTCGCAGTGGAACGAACTCGTTCTGACAATCAACACAGGAGTGCAGAGTGGGGCCGACCCGACGCTCACGTTTGCAGGCGTTCAAGCCATTCAAATTCTGTTCGTAACCACAGGCTCAGTCGGTCCCATTCAGACGAGTGGCTGGTACTTCTTTGGAACGTATGGGCCTGCCGTGTTGTCGAACTCGCCAGTTGGACTCTTGTACGAGGTAGTAGCTCGGGACTCACTCACTGGAGCGGAGTCGGTGCCCTCGCCCGCGCCACGCTATGACCTGTCTCCAATGCGTGAAGAGCTTGTGGTCACACCGGCTACGTCCATGCAGGTTGGCGTGGACAGTCTGGACATTTACCGGCAGGGCGGCGGCCTCACCGACTTTACGTACGTAGGTACGGTTCCAAACAACACTGCGACACCGAACGTCTTCAACGATGTGCTTTCAGACGGTGTGGTGGCGGGCAGCCCCACAACCGACCTCACACAAATCCAGCCCTGGCCCACGCTCCAGCCCGCACGCACTGGGCTGGTCACGGTCTACGGAACCTCAGTGATTCTTGCTGGCGGTTCCAACTTCGACCTCCAACTGCTCAGCGGTACCATAATCACAATTAATGGTGTGGCTTACCAGACGTATGGCCAGCCGCACTCCGCAAGCTTTCTTGAAATTGCTACCTCGGTCCAGGGCGGGCTGCTTGGTGGCGTTCCCTACCAGATCGAAAACCCGGTTCTGTACGGGCAAACTCTGAACTATGTGTTCGGTCCCTTGGAAGGGCCTTTCGCTCCCGTCGCGTTCGGACTCGGGGACCCGGTCAACCCCGGCACGCTCTACTACACCAATTCTTCCAACTTGGATAGTGCGTCTGACGCGAACACACTTGAGGTCTGTCCGCCGTCCGAACCACTGATTTCCGGCGAGGTCTGGAACGGCCTTGTGTTCGTAGGTTCTCGCGACAACGTGTTTGTCGTCCGGTACTCCTACCTAACGTCGCTTGGAGTCTCCGCCGGTCCTGTTGTCTACCAGTTCTCACGTATCCCAGCCTTCTCGGGCATGTGGTCCACCTGGGCCTGCTGCCGTGGCCCTGACGGCGTCTATTACCTGGGCCGCGACGGTATCTACAAAGCCACCGAAGCCGGGGCGGTCAACATCAGTGACGCCAAGCTCTACCCGATCTTTCCACACGACGGATCGCCCGCCGTGGCGGTCAACTCAGGGACCAACATCATTCTGCCTGTGGATATGACCCGGCTCACGGACTTGCGCTTGTCGTGCTGCGACCAGGACCTGTACTTCGACTACATCGACGTGGACAACAACCCTGTCACGCTGCGGTACGAAATCACCAAACAGCGCTGGTTCCTGCACCACTACACTGACAATGTCCGTTACCACTACCTGGTAGAAGCTTCCGCGACCGACCCGAATCAGCAAGAGATTTTGCTGCTTGACCGGGCAAAGACTCAGATTTACCAGTCGGGTGGGGACTCTGACAACGGTGCTCCGTTTACGTCGATCGTACTCACCCCGGCGCTCGACGGCGGTGACGAGCGTTCACAAAAGCTTTACATTGACCAGATGACCGACTGTGACGGGACCGGTGCGCTCAACATGGCTGTTGGGGTGAACGACGCGCAGTCGTTTATTGCTTTATTGCAAGTAGCGGTCGCTGGAGCCCGTATTCAGGTCCAGAACAACATCGCGAGTTTGCAGGCTATTGCTGGCGGCGGCATGGCGCTCTACCGCAACATCGCAGTGAAGTACTCCTGGACAGGCGGACCAGACGGTCCTCGGCTTTACGCTTGTGAACCCTCCTGGTACCCGCAGCCGTACCTGTCCACGAGCGTCACAACCCAATTTATTAACTTGGCTGACCCTGGCTGGAAGTATCACCGCCGGCTCTACGCGGGGCTGATTTCCACAAGCCCGGTCACGCTGCTCATCATGACACAGGACGGGCGGCAGTTCAGCTACTCGATTCCATCCACGAACGGTCAGTTCCAGGTGCTCCAGCAGATGCTCGATTACCGCATCAAAGACTTGGCTTTTGCGTACTCGCTCACGTCCGCGCAACCGTTCGCACTGTTCCCCGACGCCTTCACAATTGAGCTGAAGGAGTGGACGCAACCCGACTACATTGAGCTGGCTGTGTTCCGCACGTAAGGGTGCTCGGGTTATAATTGCGGGCATGCAACGTTTTCGACTCTTACTCCTTGTTTTGCTGCTTGTGTTTTCGGCTGCTCCGGCCCGGCAAAGTCTTGCGCACGCGGGCAACATCGGTCAGGGTTCGGCGACCTGCCCGTCAAGTGGAGCCAAACAACTGTCCTCGACTGCTGCTGCCTACATGTGGATTTCGTTCCAGGCTCCACTTGCCAACACAGGCCGGGTGTACTTCGGCGGGTCTGCCGTGACCACCTCTACGGGCAATTTCATTCTGGCTGGTGGCAACTATGCCTTCCTGCCGGTCGCCAACACGTTCCCCTACCAGGCCACAAACATCTACTTTGCCTGCACGGTTAGCGGCGACTCAATCACGTACAACTACTTGCAGTAAGTGGCTTCCGTAAACCCATTCTCGCGGCTGCCCGTCACGCTGCCTGATGGCTCGGCGAACGCCGCCGCGATCAGCGACCTCTATGACAAGGTCGAGTCGAACCAGACTACCCCACCCAACCTAACAACAATCAACTCGGAGATTGCTACACTTCAGCAGCAGGTCACAGCACTTCAGGCAGCAATCACTAACCTCTACAACCCCAACGTAACCGACCTGACCGGCGCTCCACAGTTTGCGTTTCTGCCCGCTCTGCCAACTATTCCGTCCAACAACCCAACTCAGGGAGCGCCCTACGCGCAGGACGGCCTGGCGATCCTGTTCACGCCCAACGCGAACAAGCCTGGGTCATTGTACCGCTACGCCGCCAAGCCTTACTACCAGTGGTCCGGGCCTGAACTTGGTGGTATCCAGGTAGACACACACGCCAACCGAGTCGCGAACTACGCGGCTGCGTCCTACAAGCTCACGTTGTTCTTCGAGAGCGACCGGCAAATCCTCTACGAGTCGAACGGCACCAACTGGATCTACGCCGGGGGTGTGATGCAGGCAGCGGTAGCCAGCAAGCCTGCCGACCTCGGCACTCACGACGCCGGGTTTTTGTTCCTGGCTACGGACACCCCGGTCACGCTCTGGCGCTGGACCGGCTCGGCCTGGGTACGTGAACTCCTACCCGTGCTCGAAGACACACACGCCAACCGTCTCAGCAACTATGCTCCCGCAAACTACCCAATTGGCACGTTGTTCTACGAAACCGACCGGACAGTCACCTACATAAACAAGCTAATCACAGCCACACCCACCTGGGTGTACCTGACCGGGGTCATGATTGCCGCGTTCTCCAGCTTGCCCACGCTCGGGACCGCCGACGCCGGATTTTTGTTTGTTGCTAGTGACACGCTTGGGATTCTGTACTGGACTGGGAGCGCTTGGGCGCACCTCCCCGGCATTCTTGTTCTGAACTTTGCAACAAGTGCCGGCTCAGTCAGCATTACAGCAGCCAACTTCACCTACGAGAGCAACAACTCAGGTGTCGAGACCTTCACGCTACCTGACGTAACCACGGTTCCGGGCCAAGTCTTCGCGGTCAAGAACTCGGCACTTTCCACCAGTGTTCTGACCCTGAACGCGGCGGCTGCCCAAACCATCGACGGCAGTTCGGCTTTCTCGTTCGCTCCCGGCGAGGGTTGTATTCTTCAGGCTCCACTTACAGGCACCAACTGGGACGTGCTGGCAATTACGCGGAATGCCGTACTGACACCGATTGTTCAGTCTGCTGTCGAGTCCTCGCAATTAGTTCTTACAACGTCCTACCAGGACATTCCAGGGTTGACCTTGACCCTGTCCAGGGCCGGGACCTGGGTTATTACCGGTTGTGAGTCTTTTGGTTTGCTCGCGACCAATGGCGGTGCGTTCATGCAATTAGTGGCGGCTGGAACACCTCAAAGTCCGTTTGCTCCGCCGGTTTCGGCAAACGGCAGCGGGAGTGCGCTCTACGCAACCTCTCAAACATGGGTTTACGCAGCGGCAGTCAACGATATAGTTAAGCTCCAGGCCAAATCGGGGTCAGGCGGTGGGTTTACCTACACAACAGGGTCCGCTGAAACCGGAACACTCACGGCTGTCTGGCTCCATGCCTGAGACATTGTACAACGCTGTACAATTGTATTCATGCCGCTCGACCTGCTGCCGCCTCCGACGCGGCCTTTGCCGGACACTCAAGAGACTGCCGCTGAACTGCCAAGCCTCGCTGCCACCCCAGTCACCGAAGTTCGGGTACTGACCCCTGAGGAAGTGGACAAGTACTGTGCTCAAGCCTACGAAGCTGCTGGCGCGGTCAAGCCACATCCCGGCATTTCGACCACTCTTGGCGTGGTCCGTGATGGTGTGCCAACCGGGTCGTTTCTGGTTTTGCAGTTCTGCCTGCACGCCCAGCCTCTGAACCTGCTTCAGGGCGACGAGGGTATGTTCCTGGCGCTCGCCACCAAGGCCGAGCAGTTGGTCCTCGAAAAGTTCGGCGGCGCGGTCGTGTACGTGTTTGCCACTCCCGGCAAGATTTCACGCATGGCCCAGGCAATCGGCATGTCTCCCGAGCCCTGGACCGTGCTTAGCATGGTGGTTGCGCCCGAGTCCACAGACTCACCCAAGGAGCCAGTGCAATGAGTTTTGGAGCTACGAATGGTACAAAGGCTGCGGAGAACAACCTCTCGGGAATCAGCAACACCGCGCTAAACACACAGGTCCCGGCGCTTGACGCCGCAGGCACGCAGCAACTTGCTGCCGGCAACCAGACTGTTCAGCAGGGTCTCAAGACCATGCAGCCGGGAATTAACTACTTCCAGAACATTCTGAGCGGGTCGCCTGCTGAGACCGCCAACCTGCTTGCACCGAACATTCAGCAAATCAAGCAGGCTAACCAGCAGAACATCCAGGCTGCCAGCACGTTAATGCCTCGTGGTGGTGGCAGGTTTGGGACGTTGTTCAGCGCCGAGACTGCTCCAAATCAAGCAATTCAGAACTTGTTTAGTGGGGCGCGTTCAGCGGCAGCGAGCCCGTTGATTTCGGCGGGTGGGACACAGGCCGGGATTGGTCTCGGTCAAGGCAACCTGGGGGCAAACCTGTTCCAGGGGGCTAACAGTGCCTTGGGAGTCGGCACGGGTGCGAACACATCCCAAATTCAGGCTCAGCAACAGCAGCAGCAACTCACAAACAGTTTGTGGAGCGGACTAGGGTCGGGTCTGTTCAATCTAGCCACAACGCCTTTCGGCGGAGGCGCGGCAGCAAACGGCTTGCTCGGCTTGATCTAGAAGGAGTCTTGTCGCGAGAAAGTGAGGAAGAGTAATGCCACGTGTTTCACAGTTGAAGAATGTTCCCGAGTGGCTGAAAAACGCTACCGTGAGCAATGAGAACATAACTTTTAGTGTGGGTGGTCATATTCATTTTTGGGATGGAGACTTCTTGGATGGTGATTTCCGAGGTCAGTTCCGAGGTGGTAATTTCCGAGGAGGGAACTTTCTGGAAGGAGATTTCCGGGACGGTAATTTCTTAGGGGGAAACTTCCTGGGCGGGAACATACTAGGGGGTAACTTCTTGGGTGGGAACTTTCCCAAAGACAAAGTCCCGCCTAAGATTGATTGAGAACCAATAAGGAGCTTTGGTCATGGGTGGTTTTTTAGCAAACCTCGGGAGCGGTCTGGCGGGCGCGGGCGCGGCGGCAGCTCCGTACCGGGAGCAGGTGCTCAACCGCTGGGAGCGGCACAAAGAAGCTGTAACCAACCAGCTCTCACAGCTAATCGCTACCGAGTCTGACCCCGAAAAGCGCTCTAACTACATTCAGCATTTGTTTGACGTGAACAACCTCAAGGTCGGTCAGGACCCCAGTAAAATCCTGAAAGACTTAAACGAGACGTTCATGCCGCACCCGGTTGTGACGCAGGGGCTGGGAGACAAGCAGGGCAAACCCCAGCCGGTGCAGCCGGGACCGGCGACCGGTGGCGCGGCACCTGGAACACTTGGCACAGCAGCTGGGCCGCAGACTGTTGCACCGGCAAGTCCGATGGCTGGGCTGATTGCCGGTCCCCAGGCCGCACCCGCACCACCTAATGCTGCTCAGGCTCCATCGAGCCCCGTGTCACCGGCCAGCCAAGCGGGTGAGCTGACGCCGATGCCTGGAACGATTGGTTTGGGCATGGGTCCGGGCAACGCAATCGCGCCGCTGGCCACACCGTCTCCCGGCCCGGCGGCTGCCCCACCGCTACCCCCGGTCTCGGCAGCCGGTGGTGGCGGGGGTGCCCCAGCCATTCAAGACTCGCAAGCCATCGTCAACCGCTACATGTCCGACCCGCGCTGGGCTGCTCCGACCAACCGGCCAATTCTGCAAGCGGCCATGCAGCGCGAGCTTGAGCACAACGAAGCTCTGCGCCAGACTTACGAGCAACGAGAGTTCGAGCTAGGCACCAAACGTAAGGCACTCGCTGGCCTCAAGGGGTCAGAAGGCTGGGCTGCCCTGGCCCCGCAAATGAAGGCTCAGTACGAACTCTGGGCGGCGACGCCGGGGTCACAAATCCCCGGCATGAGCCCGGCTTTGTTCAGTCCACAAGTCAGTCGGGCGGACGCCGGGGTCATGAGCCCAGAAGCCAAGCGAGCGCATGGCATTCCAGAAGATGCCACGGGACCTTATTGGACGTACGTAGACAAGCTGACACAACAGCCCTTGCGGGCAGCAGAACCTGCTGGTGTCGGGTCCCGGCCAGTTGACATAGGTGGCAGTTTTGTCAACGTATCTACTCGTCCGGGGGCGCTTCCAACTGGGGCCGTGCCGCTGACAAACCTGAACGAACGCTCGACTGGCGTGGACAGCCAGGGACACACCACGTTCCAGACTGGCGACCAGTTGCGGACTGGGGGTGTGGGCGCTGGCGTGAACCCGAGTTTTGTGCCGGTTACCACACACACGACGACTCAGGTGCCAGGACAGTTGCCGACCGTCAGCTCGCACACTTCGCAGCGCGGCGGCGCGGCTGCTCCGGGTGGGGCTCGGATTGCTCCAGTCGGTGCCGGGGGAGGCGCTTCGACGGTCACTCCGGCAGTCAAGCAGTGGGCTGACGATATCACCAACGGTCGGAGTGCTATTTCGGACGTTCCAGCCCGCGAAAAGGATGCTGTCCAGTCTGAGCTACGCAGCCGGGGTCTTTCACAGCCTGAGCGTCTCTCAGCCAAGGGCCAGTCCGACCTCGCGTCAATTGACCCGGTCCTGAAACAAATCCAGGACCTCAAGAAAGGTATCGAAGACGAGAAGCTCCAGAACAACAACACAGCGGCTTACTTCACAAAAGAGTACCAGCAATACAAACGTCTCGGCCTGAACACGCCGCATAGCGACTTGTTCACCAATCTAAGCTTCGAGGGCTTGCGCTCTACCGCAGCCGCGCTCAAGGGTCTGAACTCACGTGCGCTGCCGATTCTCAACAAAGCCGGGGAGCACGCTCCAATTCTCGATCGCATGGGTGGTCTCCTCCCCGACAGCCCCAAAGCCATCTACCAAAAACTCACCACAATGGAAGGGATTCTTCGGGATGGTCGGCAGATGATTCTGAACGACGAGCGTAAGAGCGGTGTGGTCAAACCTGTCGAGGGCGACCTCTCGCACTTGTCCGACGCTGAACTCCTGCAACTGGTCACCGGAGGCAAGAAGTAAGTGGCGGACAGTAGCGCAGCGCTGGCTGAATTGCAACGGCGCATGGAATCGTACTCGCCCGAGCAGAAGGCCGCGTTGCAGGAGTTGCTGCGGCGCAGGCAGGGCAGCGTGAGTGCGCCCCCGGCGTACCCCAAGGCTCCAATCCCGGCTGCGCTCTCCGGTCCTCCTCTGTCTATTGGACAGCGAGCGCTGTCTAACTTGCCTGGGTCCGCTCTGAACCTCGCGCGCACGATGTCTACGCTGAGCGGTGCTCCGGGTGGTCTCGAAACCGGCTCTCCGGGTGGGGGGTTCCCGGACATGGGCTGGGACGCCGGCCTGCTAGACCCGTTGCGGTCACTGGGCAATGTCGCTCTACACCCCGAGGAATCGTTCGCCGAAGACCCCGCTGGCACAATCAGCGGTCCGGCGCTGATGGCTCTCGGCGCAGTACGCGGTGGTGGTCCAGTCGGAGACGCCATGCACGGGGCAGTCTCTGGTCTACCCGACGCCTTCACCAACCTCACAAAGCACGTTAAGCTGAACGAGCCCTTGAGCGTTTTACCGGCTGGTTACGACTTCCTACACTCGCTCGGAAAGTCTGCTGCTGGCGGGTTACGGGGTGATGTAGCTCCTCTCGAAGACCTACCCCAGCCGTTCACGCCCAACCCTAACATCGCTCGGAAGATTGCTTTCACGCCGGGTCCGGGTGGGGGAGGAATGCCGAGCGCCCAGTCGGGGAGGGTGCCTGCCGTGCGCCCGAGTCAGCGCATTCCAGACCTGCCAGAATGGCCCGCGGCCGGCGTGGAGGAAACCCAGGCACCGGCTGGACCGATCCCGCCTGTGACAGCCACGCCTGCGCAGTCAATGGCCCCGCTGGGCTCCTCCGTCGTCCCAGCAAACGCTCAAACCTTCAAGCATCCAGCCGTACACACGGACCTGATTCGTCAAATGCACGCAGTCCGTGGCGAGCTAGGCTTTGACGCCAAGGCTTTGTCCAAGGCAGCTACCGACGTGTATGGCAAGAGTCTGTCGCAGCTCAGCTACGACCAGGCGCTCGCGCTGCACGAGTACATGCTTAAGAACAAGGGGTTGCCGACGAAGCCGGGGGACTTGCTACCGGAGTGAGAGCGAGTAGCAGTCCACAATTCCGTTCCAGGTTGTGAGACCGTTCGCGATATCGTACGTGCGGCACAGTTGTCCCGTTTTAGTATCCAAGGCCAGCAACCCGAAAGGCACGCCAATTGTGCCTTCATTGTTGAGCACGTGGACAAAGCGCTGACAGTAGGGTTGGTTGGAGACTGCTTGTGTCGGGGAGACCGCTCGCACTGAAACACCGATTAGAAGAAAGAAGAGTAGAGTTTTCATGTGTTCGAGTGTGCCTAAACACATGCTCCGGTCTATTCTCCAAAGCGGCTAGTCACCACGCACGTGAGCTGACAACACGCGACACGCAAGCAGGTTCCGGGCAAGAGTAGATTGGACCGATACTCCGAAACAGCAGCCAAGTCGCAGTGTTCAAGAAGAGTGCGGCTGCCCGCTTCCAGCGGTGCCTTACACACCAGGACTCCAGTCGGTAAAGTAAATATCGCATCTTTGGTGGTGGTGGGTGCCACGAGATTCGAACTCGCAAGACCATCTAGGGCCATTGGTTTTACAGACCAACGCAGCTAACCGTATCTGCCTGACACCCAAGTCTAACTACTCGAACAATTCGTAATACTCTTTCGACCCGATCTCCGCTCCGTACTCCCGCTTGAACCTTTCACGGTTCGTGTCTGCGTTGCGCCGAATCCTCGCAGCCTCACCAGGACTGGCGCTCTTCACAGTGGCTGCTCCGTGGTGCAGAAACGGCACGTCAATGCACACCGACTTGACTCCCTTGCGGTGACACCTCACGTGAAACTCCGCGTCCTCACCGTAGCCCCCTAGGTATGCTTCGTTAAACCAGCCCACCTTCTCCATCACCTGTTTCCGAATCAGGAAGGCGCTGTAGTCCGGGTGCTCGCGCGCCTTGGGCCTCAACTCTTCAATCGTACGGTCACCGGCAGCGCCAAGCCTTGCTGGGTCATCCACGCTCACGCAAGTCACAAACGGGCCGCCGTGCGCGAGCAGCAGCCTGTAAGTGTCCGGGCGGACTTCCACGTCGTTATTGAGCACCAGCGCGTGCTCAAAGCCAACTATCCAGGCAAGCTTTAGAGCGCGGTTCCAACAGGCTGCTAGACTGATCTGGCTGCTGAACGTGACGGTCGCGACTTGCTTGGTCTTGAGCCAGTCGGCGGTGCCGTCGAGTGAGTGGTTGTTCACCACTAGCACGTCAACCGGCATGTCTTGTGAGAGTGCTGTGCGGACTGCGTGTTTGGTCAGGTGGGCGTTGTTGAAAGCGATTATGATTACTAGACCTTTTTCGTTCATGGCTTGATTGCCTCCACTGCCAGCACCCAACGCGCTCGCGCGAAGTCGGCCCCCTCAACTTCCCTCCAGTCGAACATTCGTACTCTGAAGCCGTGCCCCTGGAGCTCGTTGAACAAGGAGCGTCTGGTGAACCCGAACTTGTGCCGGTCAGCCTCGTCCTGCATGTAGGCCCCGTACACGTTAATCAGGTAGGTGGCATCATCTAGTCGTCCCTCGAACCACATCTGAGCAAGCTCACGCATGTCCGGTACAAACACGAACAGTGAGCCGAGTGGCTTGAGTGTTCGGTAGCACTGAGCGAGCAGTCTGGCTGCCTCACCACAACCGTAATGTTCAAGAACATGGTGAAGCGTGATCTTGTCTACTGAATCAGATTCCAGTTGGTACAAGTAGTTTGCACCCTCGGCCACCACGTCTGGCGACCACTTCGGGTTCAAGTCAACATTAACCCAGTTCTTAAATGGTCTTTGACCAGAACCGAGATTGATATTGATGCAGGTCACTTTTCCCACCGCCTCATTTCCGCGTCCACCCACTCAACCACATGCCGCATGTTCGCCGCGTCCGAGTTCACCCAGTCAGGCTCCCCAGGGTCGATCAAGTGCATTGCTGTTCCGTTAAACCGAATATTCCACGGCTGAATGTCACGGTGCGGTGGGTTTGGCACCGGCATGTCTCGCAGGAGTTTTAGCACTGTGTCACGAGTTGGGTAGACGCCGCCGAGTTCGCAGAAGTTCTGGAGCGTGAGGCCATGCACGAATGGCTGAGTGTTCCAGACCGGGCCGCGCTTGTGTAGCAGAGCGATGTCTTTGTGGTCGTGCCCGGTTGTGACCACGCATCGAACTTCGTGGGGTTTTGCTTTTGCGGACTTGGCATTGAGCATGACTGAATACTGACTACCAGGTTCTTGTTTCGAAATCTCGTAAAGTGGGCGTTTCAGATGACCCTCGAATTGAGCGGTGTCACCTAGGCAGCGGGAAGTTTTGCTACACCAGTAGTAAATTTCCTGAGCGTATTCCACGTTGCAGGTTTTTAGATCATCAGGGCCGGGTATCTGAACAAACAGTGAGCCGTAATCGAACAAAGCTCCAAGCGCTCGCACCCAGTTGTCCTTGAGCCAATGTAAGATATTCAGTGCAAGTGCCACATCGAAGTCCTCAGACCGGCTCAGTCCTTCCAGGTCCTCACACGTCAGTTCTTTCCGCAAATGCATCGTGCGCGGCGCGTACACGTTGCGCGCGTCTTTCTCGGCCAGGACAACAATCGCGTTCTCGTACGCGGTAGCAATTTCAAGACCGACGCAGGCGTGAATGCCCGCTCCGAAGTCGAACACAGTGAACGGTCGCTTGAACCGGTCAAGCGCGGGACGGAGCAGGTCTAGCCGCTCAGACACTGGGAGTGCTCCTCTCAAAACATACTACTTTGTGGAACCAAGGGGCTACGTGGTGATCACTCTGGGCCGCTTCCAATACTCCATTTCGAAGTAATCGGGTTCGCCATACAGTAAGCACATAGCCCCGAAATGCGAACTTATCAGACCAGTAATCAAGCGGTTGCTCGTTGACGTGTTGCAGGCCACCCTGGCCTGGAGTCGCCGCTGTCATCACCACCATGTCCGAGCAGTTGCACAACGTCTCTACCAGTGTGTCCGCGTACTCAGGCTCCAGGTGCTCAGCAACTTCGATGCACAGGGCCAGGTCGTAGCGTATCGCTGGCCGGAGCGGTATCCGCAGGTCGTGCCGCACCAGCCCCATCGATACGCTTTTCTCCAGGGCCTCATGCGCCCCATCTACACCAACACAGTTAATGCCCAAGAAGTGTGCCTTCAGCACAAAGTGTCCGGTCCCACAACCAACATCAATCATCCACTTTGGGTCGAACAAACGCTTGAGCAGCGGGACAAACCACTCCGCGTGTTTCAGACCTTCCGCTTGGTTGGCGGCGAAGAACTCGGCTGTGTAGAACTCGTCAAGGTTGTAAGGGTTTGACACGGCCTACCTCCAGAGCTTTTCTGTAAGTCTCTTCCCGGCCTGGTGCACGACCATTGAAGTGAAACACGGACGGGTACGTGCCTGTAAGAGTGTTTCGGAAAGTGTTCCAGTCAATGTCGCCGTCGCGGAAGCCGTACATGGTTTGGAACAACTCACATTTGTTGTCTACCGCGCGTGGCGGGAGCAGAATCGACCACTCGTACTGGTCGTCATCACGAGTCTGACCTTCAACAAGTAAGTCCAGGTCTTCAAGAACCCACTTCCGCCAGCCGCCCCAGCAGCCTCCATTGGGGTACTTGTAGGGGCCTCTCGTGTAGCGGAACTTCGGAGCCAGAGATGGCTCGGGGTAGCAGTTTTTCTCCCCTGCGATTATAGTCGCACCACCCAACAGAATCCGAGTCCCAAACCATGCGCTTAGTTTGCTGGCTGGGTCCAACACGAACGTGTCCGACGAGTCCAGAAACAATACTCGTTCCTCCGTCCGCCCGCGCAAGTACTCAGCCGCACCTTTGATCCTGCCCATGAACCCAGGCCAGGGCTCACCGTGCCCGTACGAGCCCAGCTTAATGCCCACTCGTTCGCACGATTCTCTGAGCAGTGCGGAGTTGGGGTCGTTGCCCCCACCCGTATATTCGCAAGTAAAAACCAACAACGATTCGCTACTCATACAACACTCCCAGCCAACGCTCCGTTCTCAGCTCCGCCCCCGGCTGCGGCTTTCCCTCTGTGTTGGTGAGCCCGCAGTCGGCCACGCAGAACGGCTTGACCACGCCGATTCTCCCGTCGTGGTTACGAATTGCTTGGCAGAAGCTCACGTCTTCGCCCTGGCACACGCCTGGCGCGCTCGACACAAACGAGTTCCCGAACTCCCACCAAGTAGACCAAGGCATGAACCAGTGAGTGCCGGGGAGTGCCTCGTACTCCTCCAAATATGTCTCTGGCGTCTGTGTGCCACCGACTACAGCAATCGCGTGGTGGTAGGGGTGCTGTTGTCCGCCCCACAGCTTAAAGCCCAGGCCGCGCGTCAGCTCGGCTGCCGTGACCATTGTGGAGAGCCAGTCGTTGCCAAAGTACACGTCACTGTCTACGGTGCAGAGCCAGCCGTCGCTGCCGAAGCGCGCGCAGGACCACTCGATACCCAGGCGTTTGAGCGACGAGAGCTTGTGGTTGGAGTTCAGTACCGAGAGTGCGGTTATATTTGGCCACCCAGCGGCTGCTTCGACGAGTCGGCCAACTTTAAAGTTGAGGTCTCCTGACGCGTCATGAACAATTGTCAGATTGAACTGGTCGGGGGATGTGTGATCGAGCAAACTTCGAAAAGCTTGCTCGGTTAGGCGGTAACGCCCGCGCACGGTCAAAACGATGTTGGTCATTCAGGTACCCTCAGAGGCAGCACGTCTCGATACTCGTGGTACAGAAAGGCGTGCGGACGGCGGTGATCCTCTTCAACCGAGTTGCCCTGTAACCACTTGGCCTTTGCATACGACTCTGTCACGCTCGTGCCTCCACCTGCGTGGTGACACGGCACCCCGACCATCCAAGTCTCCTTGCCCTGGCGCGCGGCTTCACACGCGAGCCATGTGTCGAGGCAGTGAAAGGTCAAGTGTTCGGTGGGCCAGCCTCCTACGTCCAGCAACCAGTCCCTGCGTACGGCCAGCAGGAAAGCGTCCAGTACGGCGACTCGTTTGATACCGGCTTCGTGCGAGCCGTGGACTTGCCAGTCGGACTGGTTACTTGCGTAGCCGTAGCGAGCGAGTTGTTGGAGTTCATAGGGCTTGCGGTAGATGTCGGGGTGGCCCAGGGCGGTCGCGCCACCGAGGCCGGCCACGACGCAGTTGGGGTTGGTGAAGATGGCTTCGAGCCGAGTCATCCAAGTTGGATCGTGGATGGTGAGGTCTGAGTGTAGGTATACCAGAATGTCACACGTTTCTTCTTGTAGGATTCTCTGGTAGACAGCACAGGGTGAGACTTCATTGTTTGGATTATTCCGAATTCGAACCGGGTACGGAACAACACTCGGACCTGTATAATTGTCCGCAGCGACAATGAATGCCTGAATGTCCAGTTTGGTCTCTGTCACTTCAACCCCTCCAGCAACCACTTCGTCCACGGGTGCTTCAACTTTTCCCATCCCAAATACGAAACTCTGTCTGCTAACTGCTCACTCCTGTACTCCCAGTCCCCGCGCTTACGCTCCACCTGCTCCTTGACCTTTGCCGCAAACCCATACCCGCTCAGCACAGCCCGCAACACATTGTGCTGCGTGTCTACGCGCATTGCGACTGGCAGCACCCGGCAGTCTTCCTCGACCAGCTCCGCGCCCGCCGCGTAGTCCGTGACCACGCAGGCTGTCCCGCACGCCTGCGACTCCGCTGTCACGTACGAAAACCCTTCGCCAGCGGTTGGGTTCACGGTGCAGTCACAGGCCGAGTACCTGACCGCGAGCTGTTCGTCCGTCAACTCGGTTGTGACTTCGAGGCAGTCCTGCACTCCGTAGTCCGCCGCGAGCGCGTACACGTTCCAGTACCGCACCAGCACGTCGGTGTGCAGCCAGAACTTGAACTTACTGCCGTACTCTTGCCGGAGAGCGGCTGCACACTCGAAGGCTGCGGGCATGTCTTTCCTGGCCTGGTTGGTCATGTTCGCCCCGACGTAGACACCGTTCTCGTCCCCACCCAGCAACGCCTTCGCGTTGGCGTATGGGTGGAACTTGTCCAACCAGAGCCCATGCGGCAACCAGTCCGCGTCCGTGCGGCCACTCGCTCGCATGACTTGGCATCCGAACTCACTGGCGACGCAGGCACGGTCGAACCCGTGCAGGCAGGCTTGGCTGGCCACACTGAGCGTTTGTCCGTTGGGGCCAGTGCTGTCCACGGGGCTGTAAACCCACTTCTGGAAGTTCCGGTTGGGACCGGCGAAGGCTTCGAGGCCGGTGCCTTGCGGGTGCGTGAACCACAGTAGTCGGCTGAGGTCCCAGTTGCTCAGTATCACGCCGGGTTCGCCGCCCGAGAAATCGTTCCAGACGCGTTCAAGGTAGCCCTCGCCCCACTGCGCGGACTCTGGAAAGTCTACCTGGTGCCAGGGGAACTTGCGCTGGTTGAAACCGCCTCGACCCAGGTAACCAACACGAAATTGTGGGAGCGTAGCCGCGAGCGAAGCAATGTCGCGACCGGCGCGGGAGAGCCCGGAGAGCAGGGACGGTGAGTCTGACAGGATCAGGAGCGGATTGGCGAGGGGCTTGTACGTGAGCTTCATTGTTTGATCGGGCTGACTAACTGCTGCAAGTACACTCGACCGGTGAACAACACAACCAGCCGCTCAGCCCAAGACAGCCTCCACATGCTGGTAGCAACCGCCGCCATAGAAATCAGCATCACGCCCAACTTGAGCGGCGCTTCTTCAACAGGTGTGACAACAGGTGGGTCGCCCAAGCTCACTTGGCCTTCCGTTTCCGCCCGAGCTTGGATTCGTGTTTTCGCTCCATCGACTGGCCGAGTGCTGTCTCTTTGGAGCCGCGCATTGCGCCAATCTTGTTCATGATCTTGTACGGGACGCTGCTGTTGGCCCCATACTCACTTTTCAACTTGGTTTCTAGGAACTTGGGCACTGGTGTCCTCCCAAACCCCAAACTAACTACGAAGGAAAGTTTAACCTAGAAACATGACTGGAGTCAAGCGAAGAGTTGTTCTACGCGACTTTTTGTTTGAGCGGACACCCGAGCGCTCTGAGTCTGCGTTCGACCCGCTGGTCCTTTGAGCCATAGTCCTGCAACCCGTAGGCAATGCGCTGCACAAATGCGACCGACACACCCAGTTCACGGCTCAAGCGACTGAACACGCCGTGGTTGGCGAGTACCCAGGCGCGGACCCGGAGGCGGTGTGGGTCGTTTGAGTCGTTCATGTGTCAAGTTTAACCGGTAAACGGGGAGGGGTCAATCCCCCAGCCCCAGCCCTGGGGCTCACCACCCGCGTTGGCCCAACTCGTGCAGCTCGCACGACACGGACGGCTTGCCTTGCTTCATGCTCGCTTCAATCTGCATTGGCGACACACCGTTGTCAATCAACGCTTCCCTGTCCAGCGTTTTCCGTCCACTTCTCTCCACCACCATTACACAAAAGCTCCCGGACCGCACTCCGAAGTGGCCGGCTTCGTTGCAAATGCCGTTGTCGTACACAAGCTCTTTGACACGAGTCTTGATTTCGTCCAGCCGTGCGACCGCAAGTTTGAGCGAGTGAGCCTCCTCCAGCAACGCCTTGAGTTCGGCGGCGCAGTGCGGGGGTGTTTCGGTCACGGGGACTAGGTTGTACAGGTCTTCGTCTTTACGCATTGCCATTTCAAATATGTCTCCAACTTTTTCTGTCTCGTATGCGAGTTATGGTGTGAGGGCTGACTGAAAACCTACGTGCCACTTCGCTCATGGAAATGCCGGTTTTCACCAGTTCTCTAATTTTTAGGACTTGGCGATTCTTCAACTTACTTTGACCGCTGGATTCTCCACGAGCCATACATTCTGGACAGCGCAAGGAAGGGATGAACTTACGACCCCACGCCATGGCGTGTTAAGCATTCTCCGCGCGAGTCACCCATTCCAGATTGATTGCTCGGTTATCCACCTTATCAAGGTTTTTGTGATTGGCTTCTTCACCGGCTTTAGGCGGCCGAAGGAAAGCCGTCGCCACTATTCGATGCACAAGAACGTCACGGCGAATCCTGTTATAACAAAGTGTGACTTTCATATAACCGTTTCTGGTCGTGAACACCGGGCGCAAAATGTGATTCTTGTAGCTCCGGTTGTGGTGGCTTTTGATCCGCCCCAAATTGGAGACCTCATAGTCTGGCCAATCTTGTATAGGTAGCCAGCGTTCTAGTTCTTGTTCCATCTGGTAAGAATACTCCCGTCTGACTTTATTGGAACCTTGCAGAGAAGACTGCCTGTTTGGCGGTCCAATAGAACATTATCCATAACAGTCTCCATGCAGGCCGAGACTGTCAAAGCATCATCCTCGGGAGCTTCCACCAGTAATTCATCATAAATTGACATCAAACAAAATGACTGTACTCCGTACTCGCGCAAGCTCGCTAATCTCTCGTCCAATTCTCCCATTGCCAACTTCATGAGATCCGCCGAATAGCCCTGTATACCGTGATTACAACCCTGGCGCACTCCGGCGTCTTGTATCCAAGGGTGGCAGCTTCGCGCTTCTGGGATGCGCCGGACTCTGCCCGTCGCTGTCCATACAATCCCGTATCTGCGAGCTTTCTCTTCCTCGCTCGACAAATACTTCTTCACACCGGGGTACAACCCAAACCACTTCTCAATGAAGTCGTTGCACCAGCGCTCAGTCATGTAGTCTGGCATTGGTTGGCCAGCAGTCGCGAACGTCGAGGCCATCAGGTCCAACAGTCCAGCTCCGGTGATGAGGTAGCAGTTACTAACCAGCCGGCCCGATACGGTGAAACGGCGACGTGGTCCTGCATTTAGAATATCGAAGACCCAGGCGTACTTTTTGCCTTCCTTTTCCAATGTTTCCGTGGGGTTCTTTGGAGTATTTCCTGCCACGGAACCCCAAGAGCAGCCAAATTGCGTGTGCGTATTAGGCTGAGCTTGAAGTCTGGATAGTCGCGTCTCAGCAGGTCGTACAAGTCCGCGTGCGTAACCAAACGCCCGCGATACTCCACGAACCGATTTGAGCGCCTGTTGCGTAAGTTCTGACTCCGGGTCTCCAGCCGTAGATTGCCCTTCTCGTAATGGCCGTCGTTGTTCTTCCTGCCAATGTCCACTTTTTTGTAGGAAGGATGTGGGAGTCTCTTTAAAACGTAGTCGAGAAACTCTTTCGCGGAGCCAAACTTGCACTCGATGCCACGTCCTCCATAGTTTCGGTACGACTCGTTGTTTGGGTTGTTGCATCGCTGAAGGATGGCCTGCCATCTCTTCAAAAGCATTGTGGAGCGTGGATCTGGATAGGTTTTCTTGCAAGTACAGTTCGTTGTTCTTCTCAGCAACAAATTGCTCAACGTCACTTCTCGCGTACGTCCACATTCCACGCATGTCGCGAAGATGCACTTTTCTCGACGTGGGCCTCGCCGGTGGATTCCGTCCAAGTTCAGTCTCAAGGAACCTAATGGCAATGCCGCCAACCTCGGTATGAGCAAGTTGTCGTCTGGCTGAACGCGCCCCTTCGAGCGTCGAAACGGTACCATCCTTGAGCCAGACTTTGTGGTCCGGGGTTGCTGTGAGTCCGTCATACTCGATGACCTCCTTGAAGCCCTGGCAGATCACACCTTGATGAAAAACAAATTCTTGTCCATCCCATACACGATCATGATATCCTACTCGTTCTATGGGAATCAATCCACGGTCAGTAAGGACTTTTTGACCACCGGCTATGCAGACCGCGAAATTTGTATTTTTCGATGGCGCTCTATGTAATAATTTATCTACCTTTTCTGGATCGGAGATTTCAAACGTACCCATTGCAGTACGTACGTGAATATCTCCGTCTGCTTGGTAGACTTCAATCATTGTTGAGTCACCGGACCTGTCAGCCATTAATCGCAATTCTATTTGTGCCCAATCGCGCTGGCAGATTACGTGTCCAACACTCGGAATAAAACCAGCGCGAATTTCGCGGCCCAGTGCGGACCTACCGGGTATGTTGCCGAGGTTCGGATTCTTCGACGCGGTGCGACCCGTGGCTGTGCGAGTCGTCAATAGTTGTGTGTGCACCCGCCACTCGTCTTCCCAGTGCTTGCGCCCGCACCTGGGGCAGTCCGGTCCCTTGGGGTGCAGCACGGCCCTTCGTGGCATCGCTCGCGCATACGTTCCGTCAAGCTTTGAACACTCACGGTACTCAAGAATCAGAGGCACGACCGGGTGCGCGCGCTTGAGTTGCTCCAGGGTTTTCTTGCCGGTCGAGAGCCGGTCCCCGCCCTTGGTCTTTTTGACTTTGACGCCAGCGGTCAGGTCCAGGCGCAGGGTGTCGTAGAGTAGTTCAGCCACGCGCTTGCTCGATTCGACGTTGAACAGGCCGGAGTCGTCCACGACTGCGTCTGAGTCTGAGTCGTCGTCCTCGTTGTCGGTTGCGGCCAGCACCTCGACAAACCGGTCCAGTGCCTTGGGTGGGATTTCGTTGGCGATTTCTTTGCGCAGAGCTTGCTGTCTTGCTTGCAGCCGCGACGACAGTTCGGCGAAGTGCGGGGGATCAATCTTAAAGCCAAACCTTTGCATATCGCCGATCATGCGTAGTGGCAGCCGGTCGAGCTTTGCAACGTTGACAGGATCGGGGTGACCGGGAAGTTCGACGCCTGCGTACAGAGCCATTAGTCGGTACGCTCCGCGTAAATTCGTTCGAGAATCTCTTGCTGCTTCTGGGTGAGCGTGCCCCGGCGCTCCAGTTGATCCTCAAGTGAGGTGCAAAAGTCCCGCTCCCAGTCCGTCAGCTTCGAGTACTTAACCCACAGACAGGCTTTGAGCCACTCTTCGAGCACTTCGCGCGGTTGACTGCTCCAGGGTTTAGGCAACGGCCCACTCCTCGGCTACAATGCGGGTTCGTTCCTTGTCCAGCCAGTTCGCCAGACGCAGAGTCCAGTCTGCGTCCCCAACCGCGTACTGAACCTGCCGGTCAAGTGGCGCATGTACGATCGAACGCCTTGGCATCCGCCCCACGCAGCCCTCAAGCGCGGGCAGCCAGTCCTGGCCCAGCAGCCGGCGCTTTTCAACACCTTTGTCAAACCACGGCTGCTTCCATGGGTCGTAGTCCGTGTCAAGCTTGCCCAGAACCCTGTGCAGCACGGACTCAGCCTCGTGCGGCCTGTCCACGGACACGTCCTTGCGGTGCTTCTTGCCACAAGTCGGGCAGTCCGGGCCTACAGGGTGCGCTGTAGTCTCCCGCATTTCAGTCGCTACAGCGAGCGCTTCGGCGAGCCAGGACTCAAGCACGTTCTTCGAGTGTGGTGTGACCACTTCGTCATAGGAAGTCATGCGGTAGCCGAACACGCGGTAGACAGCGGCTTTGAGTCCTTGGGGTAGGTTACCCAAGTGGTACAACTCCTGCATGGTGTCCCGGAAGCGTTCAACGTGTATGCCCAACTGCCTGAGAGTCTCCAGGTCGTGAACCACATTGTGCATTACGACCAGAGGGTTGCGGCTGTGAACGTACTCCCGGAAGTCTGAGAGCGCGTGGCTGTCCGCCACCAGCAGCATCCTTCCGGAATTTGCCTTGCTCGACCATTGAATTGAGTAAGGTCTGCCCTCGTCGCTTTCTGTGTCGAGCGCCAGGAACTGGTCAAGGCTGCTCCGTTCCACGCCGCCGCTGACAAGCTGGTAGTCCAGGGGAGCCCACGGCACGTCACCACTATCGGGAACGCGCCACTTCCCACGCATCCACTTCCCCAGGTTCTCCCAGTCGGCCAACTGCGGGATCATGAATCGACCCTTGTGGAGTCCTGCCGCCGGGTGGTACATCGGCACGAGCATCCCTTGCCAGTCCCCGTGACTCGCTGGTCTTGGAAACCCATGCTCCAGCTCCAGGTTGATCGTGTCGTCGAACTGAGCGCACGCTGTAGCTCCGCACGCAACTACAATTCGTGGGTTGACGCGCTCAAGCTCGGCCCACAGGTGGTTGTTCGCGCAGACTCGGGCGAGTTCGTCGCTGGGCTTGCGGTCCACACCGTTCGCTTCACAGCGGCACTGGAGCACGTTTGTGACGAACACTCCCTCCCGCGTCAGACCAGCGAGTGGCAAGTACGTCAGATTTAGTTCTTGTCCGCTCGGGCCACTGAAGGGTATGCCGTTACGGTTCTCCCAGTAGCCGGGACCTTCGCCGACAACCGCGACTTGGGCGTCCTCTGGGCCGTCCGGCAGCACTTGCCGGTGAGTGTTCGGACAAAGCGCGCACCGTGACACTCAGGCTCCTGCTTTAAGCATGACTGGCGCGGGCGCTGGCACAGTCTCGTCATGCACGCACGTCTCAACAATCGAGTAAATCCGCGCGCGCGTGCCCGCTGGCTGTTTGACAAGTATCTCCTTGACAACACGTTCGCAGGTGCTCTCTGTGGGGAAAAACATTTGCATGGGCTTCTCCGCGCCGGGGACTTCAACAAAGATTCTGAACTTGGTCACACTAAACCCCCTACCTGCTTCCTGAACGCAGCCACCCAGAGACTCTCACTTTCGGTAAAGTCAGCAGTCTCCAGCCTTGCCAAGGGATGGTTCCAAGTATGATTCACGTCATCCCACCAGTAGCCGCAATAGTTGGATTCCTTGTCCGGGCCTTCGCATGTTGCTTTCAGGGACATGATCCCCACGTACACAACGCCACCACAGTTCGGACAAGGTGGAGGTGTTTTTCCCCAGGTCATGGTAGTTCCTACTCCTCTCTACGGACAGCCTGCCAGCTCGTTGTTCCAGTCATCTTCAATCGCGTCCCTGAGCACTTGGTTGTACGCGAGCCTCCAGCCCAGCTCCCAGGGAGTCTTCGCGCCTGTCTTGTTCTTACACGCGGTCAGGTGCGTGTCTACTGTCTTCGGGCTAATTCCAAGCCGAGCGCCGACTTGTTTGGCGGTCAGGCCGTTCAGACACAGCAGCCTTAGAATGCGCGTTTGCTGGGGCGAGAACGTGACTACGTCAGACACTGTCTTCCCCGCGCACTGCTCCAACAATCGTCTCAGCGGTCTTCTTGCCAATTCTCAGTCCAGGCACTGTAAGCCACCGCTCCACGCTCGCTGTAGCCATATCATGCCCGGAGCTGAAGTACTTAGCCAACTCCAGCGCCCGCCCGTCCACGCCAGGCAACGCACACAGCCACCGCTCCAGCAGCGTAGCCGTATGCCTGAACGCGCGAGCGCGACGACCTGTGCCTGCCTGAGGCTCCGGTGCGTACACCTGCCGGTCGGACTTGTGCTCACTCCAGGGCTTCTGCCACCACTGGTACTTTGCCGCCACAGTTGCACAAGTGTCTTCGGTACCGAAGCACCGCCAAAGCCGCATCCCGTACAACTCTTCCAAACTTGTCATAAAGCTCACAGCCTCGGCCCACTTGAACGACCCGCGCGCTGAGGCCCACTGGTTCCGGCCTTTGAGTGTTTCAAGCACTCCACCGGCCCCGCGCCGCCAAGCCCCTTCAACCAGCAAGTACTGAATGTCGTAAGTGTTCCCCATGTCGATCGCTTGTTTGCCACCAAGCCTGCGGTCGCGCATGCTGGTCAGAAAGTCGCCAATCTCCTTGCGCTCCACGCCTACAAGCACTGCTCCGTCCGGGCCGTTTCCGACCCACTGAAAGTCCGCGTCGAGCCGGGCCAGGTCTGCGTCCACGCCCAGGTTGCGGAGGGGTTCGAGAAACTCACGGCTGCCGATACGTTCGTCCACCAGAACCATTAGGATTTCTGCTGGACACCCAAGCCTGCTGCCTCTAGCGTCCTGAAAGTATCTCGAACAAGTCGGAGAGCCTCGTTCTGCGTCTCGCATAGTGCGCCCCTTTGGGCTGGTGTCTTTCCATCTCCATGTGGCATCCAGGCCCAGGCCTCCCGTAGAGCTGCTACTACAATGTCAACTGGCATGATAGAAACCGCGAAGACTCGACCGCCGAAAAAGTTCTCCTCCACAAACCACTGAGCTTTACCTTGTTGTTCTTTGTTAGTAACTTCGGTTGCCAACCAAATCATAAATTTCAACCCTCCTTGAGCCACTCCCGGACCTGCTGCCTGACAACCTCCAGCTCAACCGCCATTCCGAACCCCCGCCACACACGGTGCTCAGACACTCTAAGCCACTCTTCTAGCGCTCTACAGTTGCCTCGCTCCCAGAGCCCCTTGACGTAAGCCATTTCGTCGGCTGTAGTCCACGTCGGAGACTCTTTGAAGCTGGACATGCGGGGAGTCCTTCTCGGTCTAGGTCTCTTCCGTTGTGGGGGCAAAGGGTTCAGGTTCGCCAGTGCTGACATTGTCCGTCACCTCCTCGTCATCCAGAAACACCAAACGTTCGACTTCCACGTCGCTTAGCTCACCTTGCGCTCGAAGTTCCAGCAGTGCGTTTGCGTACGCCGCCTGCGCGTCGGGGGCTCGGAACACTCCACCAACGGTCACGGTGGCTCGTAGCTGTACGTCGTAGTTTCGGTCAGGCACTTGTCACTCCTCTGGTCTCAGCACACTCATCAAATCCGCAAACGTCACCGACTCCCCGCTCAACAAGTCTTCCTGACCTTCCAGCGCCTTGTTGTCCTGCGACTCGATCAAGTCCAGTCTGAACCTGTCCACGTACGTCTGGTCGCTCGCAAGCTTGCCGTCGAACTGCCTCAAACGCACGAGCGACGTGACTGTGTACCCAAGGTGCGGCGGCCCGTCAAACGTAAGCTTGCCCGTAGACTTGTCGTCTTTCCACTGGTCTTTAGCGTGCAGTGTAACAATCACTGTCTTGTGCGCAATCCCGTCCAGCAAGTCCGTCCAGTCCTGCTTTGGCGGCCCCCACACCCGGCTTTTGCCCACATCTTGCTTTTTGCCAAAGTGTGAGTACGCAATCCAGTCCCAGAGCCCGCTCGCTGAGTCGATCACAATCGGATCGATCACAGGGTTGGCCGCGAGGTCTACCGCTGCCTTGAACACCTTCTCGACCGCAACCGTGTAGGTCTTCTTCTTGACCTCGTCAGCCTCGTTGGTCGCCAGCTTCAACGCCTCAGCCTGTGTAATAAAATCGTCGCGGTTGATTACTGGCAAGTCGTAGCCCAGGGCCGCGCAGGTGTCACGTACGGTTTTGCGAGTCTTGCGGTCCATTACAAGCCAGCCAGGGACCTTGCCGCGTTCGGCGGACCAGGCGCACGCCGTGGCGCACAGCCGGGTCTTGCCCGAGCCCTGCGGCCCGAACACACCAATACAGGCACAGTCACGGCCCGTCCATTCACGTGAAAACCCTTCCGGCAACTTGAGTCCTCCGCTCACTTTTTAAGCGTCTCCCTTACTTCCATCAAAATTCTCCCCAGGTAGTTGGACCCGCCACCAAAGCCGTCCTCTGTCTTACCCCAGAACTTGTCACCCCAATGATTACCTTCGATTAACTCGGCTTCTCCAGTCGCGAGCAGTTGGATACGTAGCGACAAGTGTTCTTTGAATTTCTGGAACACGAACTCCCGCATGACCTGGATCTTGACTGACTCCCAGTCTTTGCGTAACTTCACGCGTCTTCCAAAACGCTTGGCGTCTCCAGGACGCATTCCAGAGAACCTCCTGGCCTCTTCAGGGTCTGCGCACTTAGCAGCCTGGTACTCAACTTCCACGCATGTGCCGTCTGGCTCAATGTAAAAGTTGGACAAGAACCTGTTCTTCCCCCGGAACAGTAGAATGGCAGGAGGCGGCTCAACATACTGAGGTTCTGGTCTCACCACTCCACCTCTTGAACAACCCTTGGCACAATTTCCCCTTCCGGCGTCACGTTGGACTTTGCTCTTAGCACGTGCGACCACCACATTTCGATTTCTGCCCTGCTGTACTCAACCAACGCTGTAATTCCGTATGGTTGGTAGGGCCGCGAGTAGTCCCCCAGCAAAAAGCAAATATCAAACAGAACCTGGTTCATCCCGCTCATCGCGCAGTAGCTCATGCCCTGGCGGTTGTACATCCACAGATCTTGGACAGGCTGGAGCTTCTTGGTTGTTAGCTTGCACTCCCAGAGAGCACCCAGCTCAGGCAGCAGGCCGTCCGGCGTCCCGTACACTTGGTCCCGCTCAAACTCGCACGGCTGCCACACCAACTCGTCTTCCGGGTACATCGACGCCCGGAGCTCCTCCCATGCAACTCCGAGCGCCGCCAGCAGCGGGTACGACTCGCTGCTAAACCGTTCAAACACACTCTCCCCGGACGAGTCTTCCAAGTTGGAAAGTTTGCCGGCCGCGATGCCCAGGCTTTTGTTGATTGCCTGTACGTGCACGCCGGGGGTCCGGGGCCTGACTGGGCACGACCGGGGTGTTCGTGAGTCCATTACAGCAGGAGTTAGCTTGATTCGTTGCTCGTAAAGGACTTTCACTAGACGCTCCGGTTGGATCGCGCTGGCTGCCCAGGAAGCTTAGCTGACAGGAGGAATGCACTCAACCCGCCCCGCGACCCAGGCAGCCAAACTCGCTCAACTACGGGAACAGGACCGACCCGTCGTCATTCAGGGATGCCCCGAGTTCGTCCGTCAGGTAAGCCTTCACCCATGCCTCGTCCTTGACAAACCTCTGCGCCGCCGCGAGCTGTCCAGGCGGCATCTTCGCCGACGAGTACTCGCTCGTGAAGAACCCTGTCAGAGCCTGCATTGTCTTGATTGCCTTGCCGGACTTCGAAGCGGCAACGCGGGCTAGTCCGTCCTTGGCCAGTTGCTCGGCGCTGGCACCGGTCTGCGCGGGCGCGTCGGCCTTCTTGGTGGACTTGGGACCTGAGTTCCCAGCAGCTAGGTAGTTCGGGTTGAGCCACTTTGTAGCCACCTTGTATGTGATCGGCCTCTCGACTCCGTCCTTGCCAGTCATCGGCTTTGTGTTGAGCCGCGTTCCAAACCGCTCGTTGCAGTCCTTGGACGGCAAGGTTTCCAAGAAGAACTTCAGCCCTACGTAGTTGGGCGCGTAGCACTGGTCGAGCGTGTCCTTTGGAAACCCAAGCTTGACCAAGCTCGTGTTGAACACGGTCGCTCCGCACGAACCATTGATTTCCGCGCCTTCTTCGCAGTAGATCGAGTTGCCTTCGGCGTCCGCTTCGGTGCCTTTAGGCTCCGGGTCCGGGTCGAGTGGCCCGCTGACAAGCGCCGGCTGGAACGCTTCGAGACTCTTCTCTCCAAAGCTCAGGTTGATGTCTACCTCGTCCGCTCCGCGCACGCGGTCGCCGTCTTTGTCGAGCAGCGCTGAGTGCAGGACTAACGTCAACGACGTGGCCTTGTAGTCGCTCTTGAGGTTGGTGAACTTAGCGCTGAGCACTTCGTATGCGCCGGACTCGGGTCCTGTTCCTCCTTGCCTCGCTTTTGCCGGGTCTAGTGATGGTTTTGGCACTTTTGGTGGTGATCTCCTTCAAAGAAGTTTAAGTGTACAGTTTAACCTAGAAACTTGTCAAGCGGAAAGTGGGGCAGTGGACAAACTTTCTTTTACTGCTCCACCGCCGCGCGGAGCCGCGCAACCTGCCGCTGCAATCCGTGGGCGAATCCATCCTCTGGTATTCCACACCCACGCACGCAAACGCCTTGAGCGTCGTAGTCATGTCCTTCGTGGACGGTGCAACTCGCTGCCGGTCCGTTGCTGATGAGGTCGCGGAGCCGCGCGTTCTCAGATTCGAGTTCGGCGATGCGCGACGGCTCCTGCCTGACCAACTTTAGCAAGGCATCCAACTTCACTCGAATCGCCAGAGCCCACGACAACGAGCTGCTAGTCCTTCCGTGACGGTTATGCCACAGGGCGCTACCTTCAAGGTCCGTCAATGCTTCGATCGCTGCCTGTTCGAATGGGCTCATCGGGTCAGCTCCTCAATCCTGCGGATGGTCTGATCGCGCTGGCGCTCCAGTTCGGCGATTCTCCACAGCAGCGCTGCTTCATATTGCTCGCGTGTGGGGGCGGTGCAGGCCGGTGCATTATCCTTCCCGGTCCAATGATACTGGTCGTGACTTGAGTATGGGAATTATATACATGAGTACAGTTGACAACGGCTCTGTACTCAGCTACAATTGAAACATGAGTAAGAGCACCATCAGCACTTTCAAACTCTTCGAGATGTTCCCGGATCAGGAGTCGGCGCGGCTGTACCTCGAAGGCCGATTGTGGCCGAACGGGCCGGTCTGCCCCGATTGCAAATCGGCGGCGATCAGCACCCGGACCCGGATCGGCTTCTACCACTGCAACGCCTGCAACTTCGATTTCACGATCCGTACCGGCACGGTGTTCGAGCGGTCCAAGGTTCCGCTCCACAAATGGGTCTACGCCATGTATCTGCTCGTCACGGCGCGCAAGGGGATCAGTTCGATGCAACTGGCGAAGGAAATCGGCGTCACGCAGAAGACGGCGTGGTTCATCCTCGGACGGCTCCGTGAGGCGTGCAGCACGCCCGATTCCATCGACAAGTTGAAAGGCATCGTCGAGATCGACGAATGCTTCGTTGGCGGTCTGGAAGGCAACAAGCATGAGCACAAGAAACTCCACGCCGGACGCGGCTCGGTCGGCAAGCAAACCGTTCTCGGAATGCGGGAGCGCGGCGGGCGCACCATCGCCAAGGTCACGCCGATCCGCTCGCTTCAGTCGGTGAACGATCAGATCTTTGCGAACGTCGAGACTGGCACGCAGATCTACACCGACGAACACGTTCTCTTTCAAGACCTGGACGGGCTGTTCTACTCGCACGATTCGGTCAATCACAGCGCTGGCGAGTACAGGAAGGGCGCGGCGCACACCAATAGCATCGAGAGCGTTTGGGCGGTCCTGAAACGCGGGCTGCATGGTGTTTACCATCATGCGTCCCCGAAGCATCTCACCCGGTACGTCAATGAGTTCACGTGGCGGCTGAACGAAGGCAACGTCGCTCGCCACACGTTTGAACGGCTGGATTCGTTCATTGACGCCATTGTCGGCAAGCGCCTCACATATGCTCGGCTCATTGCCAAGGTGTCGGCGTGAGTATCCCCCTTATCGCTTCCTTCGGCGGGGGTGTAAACTCCGCCGCTATGTTGGTGGGGATGCAGGAGCGGAATGTCTATCCACAAGCCATTCTGTTTGCGGATACTGGCGGCGAGAAACCGGAGACATACACGTTTCTGAATCAGATGGTCGGATGGCTTGCGCAGTGGGGCTTTCCGCCGATCACAATCGTTTCCAATGACGGTATCCATCGCACGCTGGAACGCGATTGCCTTACGCGAAATACGATGCCTTCTCTTGTTTTCGGATGGCGCTCCTGCTCGGACAAATATAAGCGACGCCCTATCAACAAATTCATTCGTTCTTGGGGCGAAGTCACAATGGCTGTGGGTATCGATGCGGGAGAGACGCGAAGAGTGGGCAAGAATTTTGATACTGAGAGCATAAAGTACTGGCACCCGTTGATTGATTGGGGCTGGGATCGTGACGCATGTATTGCCGCCCTGAATCGCGCTCAATTGCCGATTCCGGTAAAGAGTGCTTGCTTCTTTTGTCCAGCCTCTAAGAAGACCGAGGTTATCCAGTTGAGTGTTGAACACCCCGATCTCTTCGCGCGTGCTGTAGCGATGGAACGCGCAGCAGTTGGGCTTACCGCCATTAAGGGGCTTGGACGACACTGGTCCTGGGAAGAACTTGTAAAGAATTCCGAGACCCAACGTGGGCTGTTCCCTGAAGTGGTGCAGACTCCGTGTATATGCTTCGACGGTGAGGAGGATTGATGAGCACACCCAAGCAGTTAGACACGATAACTGACGTAGTGCTTGCATACAAACCGCCCGCCAAGGCGAAGGCCGCGAAAAAGCGCGCGAAGCGAAAGGCGCAACGCGATGCAAAGAAAGGCTAACTGTACTCATGTATATAATTCCCTTGAGTATGGCAACCCCTCAGCGCACGACTTGCACGCCGCGCGTTTGGCCTTTTCGTAACTCCCCGCTACTGGAGCCGAGAGCCGCTTCACTTCGGCGATGAGCGCAGAGACATCCAAGCAAAGCTGTGGATCATCCCACCTGTATGTTCGGGTGCTCAGCCGCTCGATGGCTTCAGCGATGTTGATCATATTTCAACCCGATTACCCCTTCGGCGGACAACCTCTTTCCGACATTCAAGGCACGGGTAATCATCCGGCTTCCACCGATCCGATGACAACACGTACTTTACGGACACCCGTTTGCCGCACAGCGCGGTTACTGTTTTTCTACCGGTGCGCGTGGGATCGGCGGCATGGATTAGCGCCTTACTCATCGCGGTCTCCTCGCTCGGCAGGACTTCCGGTGGCGTATCGCCACGATCTTGCGAGCCTCGCGCCCGCAATCCCGGCAACGCACCCAGTTGCTACCAGCTTCCCCATCGGGACGTTTTGGATTTCGTGGGTCGCTCATCGTGGCCTCCTCACTCCCCGGCGTGCGTCACGCTGTGCGGCGCGGTAGCCAGCGTGGAATGCTCGCTCAACATCGGCCAACTTCGGTCCTAAACCGCGCTCCAAGTAAATCTCGTCGGTGTGTATAAACGCCAACTTGCCCACGCTCTTTATCGGGCGCTTGGGCTTGGGTTGTTTCATTTAAGTTTGATTCCATATACCGCGTTGATTACGTCAATGATGCTATCGCTCCAAGATCCGTCGCCGAGCGTCCACCCATAGTACAGTTCCACGATTTTACGCGGCGGCATTGCCAATATATCCGCATCCCTCGATATGTCGTTATCATTGTCCTCTACGCCAAGTCGCCCTCGGCAGGCTCGAAGAATGTACTTGGGTATTGTTTTCCGCTTTTTCATTTGTCATGCTCCATCGCCCAATCTATGGCTTCACGGGCGGTTTCAAAGGTCGGCCACGACTTATCGACCTTTAATGGAACCAGTTCGAGGTGCCCGACCCACCGCCACGATTTGTTTCGCCACGAAACCCAGCCCTTCTGTTTCTCCCACCAGTCGAGACGTTGTTTGTCCGTGCGTGGACTGGCGGATGCCGATATGGACTGCTTCATTCGCTCTGTCACAGCACACCTGCCTTCTTGAGCGCGGCGCGGGCCTTGACGCGCACATCGTCTGATTCGTTATTGTACGGGTAGATCATAGGCGCACGATCCAGCAGGCGGACAGCATCTTGCAGCGCCTCCACCAGATCAGGAGCCGCCGATATCAACTGCGCATTCGCCGCCCCGATTGGCGTGTTGGCGCTACGAACCTCAGCTATCGTGCATCCATCCGTTCTGACGAACCACATACACTCCACGGACCAAGGTCCTTTTGTGTATTCGCTCATTTCGTTGCCTGCTCTCCCTTGAGGATGGCGGCGCTGGCGTCCGCCCGTAATTGCGCAAACTCCTCGCTAGGCATCAATACCAGATAGCCGCTGGCTCGGCGTAGCACCTCCGTCAACTCCCTGACAGTTTCTTTCAAGTATTCACGCTCGGCTATGCACTCAGCCAGTGCGGACCATGGGATTCTAAGAGGTCTACTCATCGGTTACCTGCCTGATCCACGTAAGGTCAATCTACCGCGCGCGATAATAGTTTTGGAAGCTCGGTTTCCCGTCTTACGCGGAACCAGCGCGGAACGTACTCCGACGCCCGGCGCTGGAACCACTCAATCTGGTCGTCAACTACTAGCGTGACTCCCCTGTCCTGCTCACTCCGGGTAATTCTACCGCTGCCCTGCACCAGCTCCTGCGCCGCAAGGTACATTGGGTAACTGGGGTCTTTGTCCGTACGAACCTGCATTAACTTGCTCCGTGTGTCGGGGAATGCAATTTTAGCAATGACCTGCCACTCTCCCCGGCGACCTTTAAAGTCCCAGCCAGTCGAAAAGCTGGGGCTAACCAAAACTCCACTGTCCGGGCCGTTCACGAATTTGTCGTAAGCCCTCCTGGCGGTCAGTGACTCCGGGTCGGCTCGTCCGTTCAATACAACTCGCGCAGGGTCTAACGTACTCGCAATTTGCTTGGCCCGGTCGTACGACACTGTGTGCACCAACCCGCGCCGGGACGAGCCCCAGTCCGACACTTCACGAATGCGTCTGAGCCAACGTTGTTCGTCTTCAGTGGACATCGAGTGCTTGACGCGGGCGGTCGGCACCCACAGCACGGGTCCATTGGCTGGGGGGAACTGCCGGGGCCACTCGCGGAAGTCACAGTCGGCGCGTTTGATGCCCAAAAGTTCGAGCGTTTTGGGGCGCAAGGTGGCGCTCAGTAGCACGACGCGGGGCGTGAAGCGAAACAGCTTCTCCCGGAACTGTCCGGGCCAGACACACTCGAACCGCCAGGCCCGGCCTTCGTCCGACCCTTCGTCCGCTGTCACAACCCAGTTTGCGTCCAAGCCATTCAACTTGCCTGCATTCTCGTGCAGGCGCTCGGCTGCTTTGAGGTCCCGGCCCAGACGTTCGCGCGTGGACCCGCGCGCGTCACTCAGCTTGGCCTTAAGCACGGTAATTCGCGAGTTCGAGCGTTCGCGCAGCAGCCTGGCCAGCGCCTTCCACTCCTCGTGCGACTCTCCGGGCACGGGCGCGAGCTTGGCTCCGACTTCCCGGCACTCGCGCTCCGTAATGCGGTAGTCGAGTGCGCGGGAGAGCCATTCGCTGGCTTGGGTGCACTCGTCGCACACTAGTGTGTCAGCTTCTTCAATCTTTGGTGCGGACATCCACCAGGCGTAGTTGGTCACGCCAACACTGGCTGCATTGAAGGCTCGGAGGTCCGACGTGTACGGACAGCCAGCGCGGTCCCGGCAGCCCCAACGCACTCCGTCCTCGCACGACCCCCCTTCCCAGCAAGCGTAGTTGGCTCGACCACGCATGCCAACCAGCCCCGCCGAACCCAGCTCGCTCAAGTACTGCCGCTCCAGGCCCAGGTTGGCTGTCAGAATGACCGTCCGACCACCCAGCAGTTTCGCGAGCGCGAACGCTACAGCAGTCTTACCAACGCCTGGAGGAGCTCCAATACCAACGAAGCGCTTCTCTGACGTGAGTACGTGGTGTATTGCTTCTTCCTGCGCGGGGCGGAAGGTTTGGAACTTTTCGGGAAAGCCGAGTTCGGGAGGGCTAAACACTTTTCTTTACCAGAGCTGGCGCTTTGGGACGGCTTCTCCCGCGAATTGCCATGTGAGCGTCAGCAATCACGTTTTCGTAGGCATACTCCAGAGCTTCTTGTGGGGGCAGGCCATACTCCCTCTGGGAGTTCTTGTGAAGACTCTCGACAGACATGTACTTGGTGATTTGCTTCAAAGCATCGTAGTAGCGGAGTTCGTTTTCGATACCCATTTGTGCTTACATCTTTCGTTGCGGCAGCGGCCCGTGCGCGACCACAATCCTGCTCTGGTCCTCTTCTTCTTCTTCCGTCACCAGAAAGTCCACGTCCTCGCGCCCGGCCCAGGCCTTCGCTTGCACTTTCAGCCATTTGTGTCCACGTCCTCACCCCACTGCGCAAACGTGCCCTGCGCCGCGCCGAGCACCATGCCGTCCTCACAGTTGGACAGGAGGGAAATCGGCGGTGTTACGTTGCCGTCGTCTTGCTTGGCGGACGCTTTACGTATCTCGAATTTAACTTCTTAGCCGCCTTTCTCTTCGGCTTCGCGGCCTTCTTGGTCTTCGCTGGCTTTGACGCCTTCTTGGGCGCGGGCTTGACCGGGGAGAAGACGGCGCGTCCCGCGTTCACCACACGGAGTGCTTCCTTGTCGGACTTCTGTCCCGTGCACCATTCTTTTGCCAACCAAACGAGCACCTGACCTTTGGTACCGGCCTTCGCCCCCAGCTTGGCCAGTCCAGTCACAATCTCGTCTCTGGTCCTGGCCGTCACCGCACCCTTTACGCCAACCTCCCGTGCGGCCTCACGTACATGCTTGGCTTGGACCTTGGGCTTTGGTTTTGGCTTGTCCGCCTTCGGGGCAGGCTTCGAAGAGCCCCCTTGTGCAGCAGTTTTACCCGCGCGACTATTTCCCGCCTGCCCGTCTGGTTCGTCTGACGTCTTGGGAGTAATGATTGTCAAACCTGCGTCCTCAGCCAGGATATCTTCTGGATCATCCAACTCCGTGTCCTCAACCTCTTCCGCAGCCAACTCACTTGCACGCTCGGCCACTTGCTCGCGCTTGTCCTCTGGAATGCTCGGGCTCATGAGCCTGAGCGCCACGTCGAGCGTTTGGACTTCCCCAGACTGAATGCGCCTCACAAGCGAGTTCGGGGCCATCAGCAACTTCTCGTACTCGCTGACCCGGCTCGGCAGCAGCCCCAGGTACCCGGCGACCTTCGTCTGCGCCCCGTGCCCGCTCCACCCGTTCCTCTCCCGCACCTCCCTGCAAATGCTCGCCATGTCCAGCAACGAGTTCTGTGTTCTGTGCAAGTTACTGACAATCGCTTGTCTGAACAGGTCCACGTCGGGGTCCGCGAGCACACACCAGACTTCGAGGCTGGCGGCCCAGCCGGGGGCGTGCCCGTCCGCGAAGTCGTCCGGGTGCTCGCGAATCAGCTTGACAGCGTCCACTCTCGCCCCACCGTCCACGTACTCGTACGAGTAAGTGTCGTCTCCGTTGTCCACCTCGGCGACCAGCACGGGCACCAGTTGCTTGCCTGCATCCGCAATGCTCGTAGCCATCGTCTTGACTCTGGCCTTTCGCTGGTCCGGGGTCTCGGTGGGCCTCGCTTTTTCGTTGGCTTCGTTGGCCGTAAGCGAGTCCGGGGCAAGGTACAACTGGTGGTTTTTCTGAGTGAGCACGACATTGATCTTACACTTTCTAGGTTAAACTTGTCAAGCACAAAACGCCCCAGTTTGCCACTTGTGTTTTCAAGCGTTGAGTTGTGATAGATTTGTCGAATGTCCAGAGCCACACCTCGATACCTAAGAAACTACACACCACACCAAGTTGCCAAGATGCTCCAAGTCCGGCCTGACACTGTTTACCGTTGGTGCCGCGAAGGGAAAATCGTTGCCACGAAGTTTTCGGGTAAGATTTGGCGTATCCATGAACCCGAGGTTCTCCGACTTATCATGAGCGGTCACGCCCAATCCAAGGAGGCGCGGGGTGGCTACGCTGCATGAGTTCCCGGAACCACGCTGGACAGAACGACTCCAAGGCGTCAACGGTGACCCAACCAAACCTTTAGCCATCTACGGAAACTGCGCTCTCGCGTTTGAAGAGTCTCCAGACTGGATCGGAGCTTTAACTTACAACGAACTGAGCCGCTCAACAGTCATCCAACGAAATTGTCCCAGCGGCTGCGCTGGCGAGCGCTGGGGCACAACCCAAGTAGGACTTGCCACTAAATGGTTCCACTCCCTTAGAATTTTTGCCCCAACGTCCGTCGTTGGCCAGGCCGCCGAAGACACCTCCAAACAGTTCCGGTTTCACCCCGTGCGTCAATACCTCAGTTCTCTTACCTGGGATGGCGTGGTGCGGAACGAACGTTGGCTCAAAACCTACCTCAAAGTGCCCCTGACAGACTTTACCTCGGCAGTTGGCGATAAATGGCTCATGAGCGCCGTGGCACGTGCCTTCAAGCCGGGATGCAAGGCTGATTACTGCTTAATTCTGGAAGGCTCGCAGGGTATCCGCAAGTCCACTGCCCTCCGCACTCTCGCTTCCGACGAATTCTTCTCTGACATGATTGGCCACGATTTGAGCAATAAGGACTCGGCGATTCTGTGTGCCGGGGCCTGGATCATCGAACATTCCGAATTGGAAAGTTTGAGCAACAGCGGCCTGGGAGCACTCAAAGCTTTCTTCAGTCGCGTGGAGGACCACTACCGACCGCCGTATGGACGATACTCCGAACGCTTTCCCCGCCAATGTGTCTTCGCCGGCACCACCAATGAAGACGAGTACTTGGTAGACCCAACCGGCAATCGACGCTTCTGGCCTGTGCGCTGCACCGACCAAGCGGACATAGACGGTCTTGCCCGCGACCGCGACCAGCTTTGGGCCGAAGCCGTCTACCGCTACCGCACGGTAGGCATGTGGTGGCTCGAAGACTGGGAGGAACAGGCCGCAAAGAAGGAACAGGAATCCCGCATCGGTCAGCATCCCTGGACTGAACCAATCGCGGAATGGATCAAAGCCAAAAAACTCACCAACGTGTCCAGCCGGGAAGTCATCGAACAGTGCCCCGCACTCCCTAAAAACATCCAACTCAATCTTTCAAACGAACGAATCATCTCCCACTGTCTCAGGAGCCCCTTGATCGGGTTTGAACTCTACCGCAGGGACGGCTACCGACGGTATCGCAAATCAGCCAAGTGACATAAGGTGGATATGTAAAAACCAAACCTCCACCTTCTAACTCCTTTCTTTTCTAGTCTAAGTGATATAAGTGACATAAGTGACATAGGTATAAAAGATTATTAGAACAGAGAGTAGATGGCCCCTTGCATATACGCGCGCGCGCAGGAAAGGTATACGGAAGGCCAAAAAATCGTCCTTTTTGTCACTTGTGATTTGTTATGTTTAAGTTGCAAGGAAAAGATCGTCACTTTTTTGTTTTTGGGTTGTCCAGAGGCCGCGACGGTCCCCGCCTGACACCAACCTGTCAAGGTTTTTAGGTTATACTTTTCCCTGTGGAGCTTCGCATACGCTTCCGGTCTCTCAGGCTCAGGCCCGTGCGCTTGGCTCCGCAACACCGGCAATTACTTCTAGGCCCAGGAGAACCTGCAACAATGCCCGAAACAGAAACCCGCACCACAGATACTCGAACCACGGCTGCCCCGCCTCCGCCCTTCCCAGTCATGGCGGCAACCTCCGACTTCTACCAAGACCAGAGCGAAAAGAACGCACTCAACGCCAAGCGAACGTTTGACGAGTTCCAAGACATCGGGCTCGCCGCCGCCCGGCGCTCGCAGTCGCACTTCGACGAACTGAGCCGCATTGGCGTTGACTCGCTCAACGAGTCGGTCATGCTCTCGAAGAAAGTCCACGCCGAGTACATGGCCGGCTCGCAGGGTACTCGCGTCAAGCTGGCTCAGATCGACGCCATGCGCGCCCGCCATTCCGACATGTGGGCCTACGAGCAAGCGTATGACCTAGGCAACCCTGTCACGACCGGCGTGGGCGACGATGTCCGCGCGGGTGCTGTACCTGCCAACCGCATCACCGACACCACGGGCGCTGTCGCCGGCGGAGCAATCAGCGCGGCCGCTGCCATGTCCGCTCTGAACAACGTGAGTATTCAGCTCGGCGAACTCACAGCGCTGGTCCAGGAGCAGAATGCGACCAACACCACGTTGCTCCAAACCCTCTCGGACTCCAATGCGAGTATTGCTTCGTCTCTCGCTAAACTGGCTGCCAAAGCTTAAGGGGCTACCCATGGCAAACTCTTTCCTGTCGTTCTTCCAACATCTCAACACCGACGTGAAGAAGGGAATCACGGTCGCACAGCCGTTTGTGCAGTACGCGGGGCTGATTCCCGGCTTTGGCACAGCCTTCACCACAATCTTCAACACCGTGGCCACGCTTGAAGGTCTGATCCCAACCAGTGGCCAGGGTACTGTCAAAAAGGCAACCGCCATGGCCGCCGTGAACGCCCAGGTTCCGGGGCTGAACCAGACCCACCTGTCCGCAAGCATTGACCAGCTTGTTGCTGCTTTGAACGCCATTGCAGCGCTTGAACCCGCGCCGGGGGCTCAGACTACCCCCTCAGCCGCTCCGTCGCTTCCTGCGTCGTCCTGACACTCCCGGAGGCCCGGCCCTTACCGCCGGGCCTCCACTACCTCCCAAGTCGTCGTTTTCTTGACAATGCGAAAGATCTGTCCTTTGGCGGATTTCATGGATTGAAACACTGCAAGCCTTTCGCGGGCGTCTTCGAGTGTTTTCGCACCTCCCGTGGCAGCGCTTGACCAGCCGCTTAGCTCGCTCAGGAAGTACTGAATCTCATACCAAGTCTCGGTTTCAGGCATCAAATTTACTCACTTTCTTGTTCCTGGTTGGGGTCTGGCACAGGTATGTAGTCGCCCGCCGCCAGCCCCGGCCTTAACTCCAACGCACTCCCCAAATACCGCTCAGTCACTGCAATGCTTGCGTGACCCAACTGGTTGCTGATGTGTTCGAGGCTTGCACCCCGGCCCGGCACAGCCGCGCGTACGTCCGTCGCAGGTCGTGCGGGGCAATTGGTTCCATGCCGCACTTGATGCACAGTGCGTGTAGTAGCTGGTGTACCCGGCCCGGCTTTACGTGGAACATGCTGCCGACTGCGCCCTCGGGCCTGTACTCGTGCAAGTACTGGGCGACCCACCCCGGCACGGCCACCGTACGGACCCGCTGAGCTTTCGAGCGTATGTCCGTCAGGCACCACCGGCTATCGCGCTGGCGTAGCTGTTCCCACTCAAGCCCGCATACTTCGGCGCGTCTGAGCCCGCAGCCAACCATTACAGCTACGAGCGCTTGGTCGCGCGCTGGGTGTAGTGTGGTGCCGGCCGCGCGGAGCAGCCGCTCAAGCCCTTCCGTGTCGAGCCAATTGCCGACCGTGCCGCCGCGCTGGCGCTCGACTCTGAGCCGCTCGACGCCGACGTACTCGAACTCGCTCAGCAGCCCGCGAGCCCAGCACTCCCGCGCGAACGCTTTCACAGCGGCGATCGACACCGCTAACGTCTGCGTTTTCGCCCCTTGTTCGCGTTTTGCTGCGACAAACGCCATTACGTTGTCCCTGGTGGGGGGACCCAGACTACCTCCGACCCCATCTCGGCTCGTTCTACCCCCATCCGGGCCTCGGGACCGGGCAAATGTCAGGAAGCTGGCAACCTCACGGCTGTAGTTGCGACGTGTTGAGGCACTGGCAAAGCTGGCTATTGTAGCTGCGGCCACGGTGTCTGGCGTGTAAACAGGCCGGGGTGTAGGCGGGGGTGGGAGAAGCGCGGGGACTAGCACGGCATCGTCGGCTCTGCCGCTGGTTCGACCAACAACCCGTACCGCTCCATAAACCTCCTACACGCTGCAATGTGTTCCCTGTACTCTTCCACCTCTTCCGCCGTGTAATCTTCCTTCCTTCCCACCGCCCGGTAGTGATCTTCCCACCACTCAAGTGTTTCCTGCATGCAGCCAATTTGCACTTGACCGTACTTGTGCACGATTACCCAGTCCCTTGACCCGCCGATTTGTAGCACCTTGGGCGTGATGCCCTTCGCGCCCTGGAGGTCCGCGCCCCGGAGGTACGCGCCCTGGAGGTACGCGCCCTGGAGGTATGCGCCCCGGAGGTACGCGCCCTGGAGGTACGCGCCCTGGAGGTA